GAGCGCCCTTTTCCGCCCGACTCGTTCGCATACGAACAAAAAACGGCCCCATCATCATCGAGGTGTACTTTAACGTGTTTTTTGCGTTTTCTTGGAAAGCCGTAGGTCAATGAAAATAGAAACTGTTGCAATAACCAGCCTTACATCCGATCCCGGAAACGTGCGTACGCACGGGAAAAAGAATATGAGGGCCATCAGTGCGAGTCTTGGTCGGTGGGGGCAGCAGAAGCCTATCGTCATCGACAAAAATGGGCGTGTCGTGGCTGGGAATGGAACGTTGGCGGCGGCGATAGCGTTAGGTTGGACGAAGATCGATATCGTGCAGACCGACTTGGCGGGCGTTGAGGCCGTGGCGTATGGGATTGCTGATAATCGTACAAGCGAGCTTGCCGAATGGGAAGATGATGGGCTGGCGCGGTTGTTGAATGAGTTTCGTCGCGATGGCGATTTCGACATATCCGCTCTTGGTTTCGAGCCGGACGATGTCGATCGTTTAATCGGTCGAGCGTTGGGCATAAACGAGGCTCTTGATTCGCCCGTGCCCGAACCGCCGGACGAGGCGGTGACCCAGCCGGGAGACCTGATCGTGCTCGGCGTCCATCGGCTATTGTGCGGGGACAGCAGTTTGGCGACGGACGTCGATCGACTGCTCGACGGCCAGCCGGTCCACCTCGTGAACACAGATCCGCCCTACAACGTGAAGGTCGAGCCACGCAGCAATAACGCCATCGCCGCCGGGAAAGGGAGCATGGGCGGGCATGACGTATTTGACCCGGATGGAAACCGCCATCGTGCCCGGTATCATTCCTTCGATTTGGCCACCGGCGCGCAGAGCGGCAAGGCTACGCACAAGAAAATGCGAGCGAAGGATCGTTCGCTGAGCAGCGACTTTGTCTCAGACGAAGCCTTCGAACAGATGCTTCACGCCTGGTTCGGCAACATCGCCCGCGTGTTGCTGCCGGGGCGCGGCTTCTACATCTGGGGCGGCTATGCGAGCATCGGCAACTACTCGTCGCCGCTGAAGGCCTGCGAGCTGTACTTCTCGCAGGCCATCATCTGGCACAAGCAATGGCCGGTCCTAACCCGCAAGGACTTCCTGGGCGACCACGAGTGGTGCTTCTATGGATGGCGTGAGGGCGCCGCCCACGTCTTCCTCGGGCCCAACAACGTCGGCGACGTATGGAGCATACGGAAGGTCACCCCGAATTCGATGATCCACCTGACCGAGAAGCCGGTTGAACTGGCCGTTCGAGCGATCCAGTACAGTTCGCGTTCCGGCGAGAACGTGCTCGACCTCTTCGGTGGCAGCGGTTCCACGCTGATCGCCGCCGAGCAAACGGGGCGCCGGGCGTTCCTGATGGAAATCGACGCCCTTTACTGCGATGTGATCGTCACCCGATGGGAGCAATTCACGGGACGCAAGGCGGAGCGGCCATCGCGTGGCGAAGTTTGATCGGCAACAACTTAGTGCCCTGTCGGGATTGGTCGAAAAAGCATCGAAGGGCGAGTTGCCGGAACTGCACAAGGCACTCTTGCTGGCGGGGTATACGTTGGGGCATATAGCCCGAACCCGCGACGACGCAGGCCGGTTTTTCGGTGTGGCGGCGAGAAACTTTTCACATTGGTGTGCTCTCGAAGATTTCCCCGAAACAGACCGCAAGGGCGGGTATGATCTGTCGAAGATAACTCGTTGGCGAATCAAATACGTTCAAGGCCTTAATGGTGGTCCGAAGCCGAGTCCGCACGATACCTTGGCGACGATTAAGGCGGCTCGCGAGAAGTTGAAACTTCAGCGCGACGAAGCGAAGCTTGTCGAACTGGCGGAAGTTGAAGCGGTTTTAGGCCGGTACATCACGGAGGCGCGGACGATTCTGCGCGGGCTGCCGGCGACTATCTCCATGTTGTTGCCGGAAGAACTTCGCGTCGCGTTGCGACCCGTCGTAGAGCGACAAATTGATCAGACTTGTGACATCCTGGAACGAATCGCGCTCGACCTTGCCGAGGGCCGCGAACCTCAAGCCGACAGCGCGGTTGCGTGACGGCATTGGCCGTCAAGCCGCGTGTTGGCGACCGCCGCCATCGGTGAGTCCGTCGGCGTGGTGTGCGGATAACATTTGGATGCCGCCGATGACTTCGGCGACAAAAGGACGATGGAATCTGGATGTGTTTCCTTATTGTCGTGATCCTGCGGACGCTTGGGGTGATGATGGCATAGAGGAAATCGTATTGATGTGGGGTTCGCAGTTGGGCAAGACGATGCTGCTGGTCTCGTTGATTGCGTATTCGATGCAATGCGATGCGGGGCCGACGATGCTGGTTGCACCAAACGAAACGAGCGTGCGCGAATTGATGGGTACGCGGATTTATCCGACTTTCGATGCGTCTCCGAATTTGAAGGGTATGCTTCTCCCCGAACATTTGCGGACGATGGTGATGCTGAAAACGACGCACGGATTGATGTTCTGTGCGTGGTCGGGATCGGTCACGAAGCTAGGCGAGAAGTCGATTCGGTACCTGCTTTGTACCGAAGTCGATAAGTATAGTCGGGAGATCACCGGCGAAGCGGATTCTCTGGATTTGGCCACGGAGCGGACGAAAGCGTTCCCGAATCCCAAAATTATCTATGAATCGACCCCAACCATCGAAGGTTCAAGTCGCGTGGAAGCTTTGTATCTCGCGAGCGACCGACGACGCTACCACATGCCCTGTCCGCACTGCAATGAGTATCAGGACTTGATCCCGGAGCAATTGCGATGGCCGCATGGTGATGATGGCCATTCGGTAGCGCCCGAAGTCGCCAGAGAGAATACGTACTACGAGTGTGTTCTGTGCAGGAAGGCCATTCGTGACATTCACAAACCCGCGATGTTGCAGGCGGGCCGATGGCTTCGCGAGGGGGAAACAATCGACACTAGCGGACGCGTATCTGGCTGTGACACGCGCGTTGCCCGACGCGTTGGATTCCACCTTTCGACGCTCTATTCGCCTATCGTCCCGTGGGGCAAGGTCGCCCAAAAGTGGATTGAGGCGTCCCACTCGCGAGACCCGAACAAGATACAGAACATCGTCAATGGCTGGTACGCACGGACATGGGCTCCCCCGGCCCGTAGAATGGATAACCACGAAATTCTTGCGGCGCGCGGCATCGACCTGGGTCTCGAATATGACGAGGGGACTTGCCCCTTGCGACCCAATGCGATCATCGTTAGTGCGGACATCCAGGAGCGAGAGATATGGTACGTCGTTCGAGCGTGGTGCGCGAACGGGAAGTCGTATCTGCTGCGCTACGGATATGTTGAGCAACCTAACGATTTCGACAAGTTGCAGATTGAGAACCAACACGAATTCATGTTTCCGGGCGGGGCGGCGCGGGCGGGATACGTGTTTGTGGATACGGGATATCGCACGAAAGAAACGTACGAGGCGTGCAAGCGCTACAATTGGAACGCGATGAAGGGGCACGATCACGAGGGCATGTCGGTGCTGCAGGCTAAGGATCAGCGTGTTAGTGCGGTCCGGCTGTGGAGTTTCCGCGCTCCGGTGTACAAGGATCGGCTCTTTTCGTTGATTCATCACACGCCGCTCGATGGTGCGGGGTCATGGATGCTCCATCGAGGGACTGGATTAGATTACGCTCGGCAGGTATCCGCCGAGCAGCGGCAATTGTTGCGTGACAAAAGCGGGCGCGACAAGTACGCTTGGGTGAAGGTCTATCGGCAGAATCATTTTCTCGATTGCGAGACGATGAACCTCGCGGCGGCGGAAATCATTGGGATGGACAAGGTCGAGAGTGCGATCGGCGCCGGATCAGATGCCCGCACCTCCGTCGAGGCGAACTTGCTGGCGACGGCGGACGCCGAGTTGCGGTCCTATGATCCGTTGGCCGGCCTTTCGGTAAAGGATTGGAACTAATGGCATCGGTGAAGCAAATAAGATTGACGACGTTTGCGGCCGGGCATTGCCCCGTGTGTTTTGAGGGAACGATGGCCGTTGAAACCGAGAATCAGGTGCGGGTGGGCGATTCGGTGAGGATTGTCGTTGATGGCACGGTCTGTGCCGTGGACTGTCCCCCGAGTAACAACAACCTGCCCCCCTTGTGTTACGTGGGATTTGAGACAAAGCTCTCTCCCGCCGCGTCATTTACGTCGGGCAACCAGGGCGAAAACAATGTCGAAAAACAAACCGAAGTCGCGAATTCTGGAATCGTTTTCGGATCGAATGATCAATGCCGAGCATCCTCCGAAACCCTCCCAACAGACGGCGCGAATCCTGGGGCCGCCTGAACTCGTGGGCGACGTTCCCAGGGTTGGTACGGGGAGCGTGCATTGGAGCGCCTGTCCCTCTTGTGGCGTATCGCGGCGCTCCGTGGATCAGCCGGCGCCGGTGATCAAGCAGACGGTTCCCGGAGGCCGTGATTCACGCGGGGTGCTGTGCTACATGCGGTGCCGAGCGTGCGGCACGGAATTCAAGACCGTTCGGCCAGATTAAGAATCCCAGCCCCCAACGCACCCGCCTCAATATTATTTTGTGCCCGCAATAAGGTCGTGCTTTATCTTGGTGATGGATAGGCCAAAATGCTTGCATGGCCTTCACGAGTTGGTCCGCCCTACGGCAATTGGTGCTCGATGATCTCGCCGCAAACCCTCAGCGCGCGATGGTCAAGGAATACACCACTCCGTCCGGGGCATCAGTCACGTCGCGAGATTTCAGCGATTTCGCGGGATTTTTGAAGTACGTTGACGAACAATATGGCCAAGAAACGAGTGGGATTCCATCCACGTTGGGGAGTTTCGCGCCATGAGCGTGTTAGAGGCGCTATTCCCATCCTGGGCGGCTCGCCGAGAAACGGCGAGGGCGACGCTCGTGGCCCTTCGCGCCGCTCGTACGTACGCGGGTGCGGAAATAACGCGCCTGACGAAAGATTGGTTGTCACCGTCCACGAGTGCGGACGCGGAAATCATTACGGACCTCGATGCCCTGCGCAATCGTTCTCGGCAGCTGAATCGCGATGATCCCCATGCCTCAGCGGCGACTTCAACGAGGGTGGCCCACGTCGTCGGCGATCGAGTTCGGATTCAAGCCAAATGCCAGGCGGACGAATCGCCATTGCCGCCCTATCTCGTCGGTCGAAAGATCAACGAGGAACAGGCGGAGACCGCAAACCGACACGCGGAATGGGCGTTCGGCATGATTGCGGAAGATATGGATGGAGCGGGGATGTCCTTGGCGGAACTGCTGGCCTTGACCGAACGCCAAGTTTGCGAAAGCGGGGAAGCGATTCTGCGGCTGATCAATGTGCAACGGCGGGACGTACCATTGACCGTCGCGGTGGAAATGATCGAACCAGATCGGTTATTCACCCCGCCAGATCGGAAGACCGACCCGAACATTCGGGGCGGCGTCGAATACCAGCAGGGCATTCCGGTGGCTTATTGGATTAGCCAGGATCATCCAGGCGACACCTTTCGCCGATTTCGGGCCAACGATTTTGATCGTTACCCCGCCGATCTGATCATGCACGAATACGACATGCTACGACCGGGGCAATCTAGAGGACAGCCCTGGTTTGCGTCCGTCATGGTCTATTTGCGGCATAAGGGAATGTATCAAGAGGCCGAGCTCGTTGCCCAACGGATGTCGGCATGTCTGGCATTGCTCGTGACGACGAACAATCCCGCCAGCGTGGTCGCTCAGCAGGGTGTTATCCAATCGGATGCAACGCGGCACGAGACATTTCGACCTGGAGAAGTGAAATACTTCAGTCCGAATCAAACCGTGGCTCAAGTGAACCCGCTGCGACCTGGAGACAATTACGTTCCTAGTATGCACGAGATTTTGCGGGCTATCGGAACGGCGTTGAACATCCCCTACGTGATTCTGGCCCAAGATTACGAATCGGTTAATTACTCGTCAATGCGGGCGGCTATCGTGCAGATGCAACGATACATCGCTATCCGCAGAGCGAGGAAAACCACGAGGACCATCAGGCGCCTTTGGTCGGCGTTCTACGATGAGGCGGTATTGGCGGGAATGATTAGCGCGCCGAGATATTCGCTGCGTCGATCGGACTATCAGCGGTTTCGCGTGCAGTGGCCGGCCTCACAGTGGGTGGATCCGGAGAAGGAAGTCAAGGCCGACGTGCTGGCAGTGAACAGTGGCCTGGTGCCCTTGGAGTTTATCTCGGCGAAATACGAGGCCGACGCCCAGGAGATCATTGCCCAGGTGGCGCGCGAAGAGGTAATGCGAAAAGATAGCGGCTTGCCCACGCTGGCCGAACAAAACGCGAAGGCCAAATCGCCATCCGACGAAAGGCCGAACGATGAAAAAGAGGGCAAGGACGGCGAGACCGATGCCGGCAAGTCCATGCACGATGGAAACGGATTCGCGGGGCGGATGGGGATGATTTCAAGGTGAAACACTATCTGCGTACCACCACTCTGTCGTTTACCAAGCGGGACGACGACGAGACCGTGATGGACATCGCCGTATCGAGCGAATCGGACGAAAATGAACGATGGTTCGGTCGCGAGATTTTGCTGCACACTAATCGGTCGGTGGACCTAAAACGCGTTCGCGCAGTCGGGGCTTGGTTGAAAAATCACGACCCCGACCAGATTATCGGGGCCATTGTAGACGCTCGCGTAGATAAGGACCGAGTTTTGCGGGCGGGTATTCGGTTTGACGAAACCCCCGGCGGCAAAGAGGCGCAGTTGCAGGTTAAAAGTGGCAGCCTGAAGGGCGCATCAATTCGCTACGGCTATGGTCCGGGAGATTTTGACGAAGTTCTTATGGGACAGTCAAAGAAGATAGGCGATCGAACGATTCAAGGGCCTGCTCGCATCGTGAACCGATGGGAGGCTTTCGAGTTTACACTGACGCCGATTCCAGCCGACGCCCATGTCGGCGTAGGCAGAAATTCGAGGAGTAACCGTATGTTCAAATGGAAAATCGTAGCCGCTGACGAATCGTGGGAGCGGCGGTTCAATACGAAAAAAGAGGCTGACGCTTTCGCGGAGTCGAGCGAAGATGAATGCCGCGTAGTCAAAATTGATGGTGAGTCCGGCAAGAGTGGTGATCCCATTGTCGATAATATGGACATCGACAAGCTGACCCGCGAATTGACGGTCAAACTCGACAAGGAGAGCGCCGAACGCGTGGCGGCGATCATCGATGCGGCGGCTATCGGTGGAATGACGGCGGTCGCTGTTCGACTGATCGGCGAGAATCCGAACATCAGTGTGCGAGAGGCCACAAAGAAGTTACATGATGTTTGGGCGGAGAAACAGAAAGACACGAATGGTCGCGGTGGGAACCCGGAGCCGCCGGCGCCGCGGTCGCCGACACGAATGACCGACACCAAGGACGACATATTGGCCGAAACGTTGCGGCGGCGCGATTGGGCCCCGGACGTTGAAGTCGGCGGGAACATGCTGGGATTGCTCGATTTGCGCGCCCTGTTGAGCAATGACGAGGGTGATTTCGATCGTCGAACCCAGCAATTGCTACGCGAAAAGAAGATCACCCCGCAACAGTTGAGCTTGCAGGGCATGTACCGTGGCCTGGGGCGCGTACCGGCCAAGCAGTGGATCAACGACGTTGACGGCTCGAAGCGTGCCATCACGACTACGGCCTTCGCGATTCTGACGGGCAACACCGTCGTCGCCGCCATTCGAGACGCGTATGAGGCGGTCCCGCGAATCGGTGAAAAACTGACTATGCCATTCGCGTCGAATGCGCAGACGGACACGATCGTCGGCGTGTTGACCGAGGCGACGATCAAGAAAATCGCGGAGGGCAAGGAATACGAGGAAGCCGGAGCGGTTGAGGAATATGTGACGGTTGGTCACCAGAAGCAGGGCGGGATCATCCGGGTGACCGACGAAATGATCCGCTTCGACCAGACCGGCCAATTCCTGATGAAGTTGAACACCTTGGCAGTGGACGCCGCCGAGGCGATCGAGCAATTGATCGTCGACCGGGTGACCGACGCCAAAACGGCATCCGGCGAGTACGTATATCGTCCCAGCGGGACGGCAACGGCCCTGTATTCGACGACGGCTCGGACGCGAGGAACGAACGGAGTCGCGGTGAATGCCCTTGTGGACACGACCGACCTGGACAATGCACGGGCACTATTGGCGGGCATGAAACGGCACAATGGTAAGCCGGTTCTCGTCGCTCCGAATGTCATGTTGGTTCCCGATGCTCTATTGGCGACGGCGGTCAAGATTCTCGGTTCGGAGTTGATTCCGGGAACCGAGAACGAGTTGAACCCCTGGGGTACGCGCGGTCGATGGCGCCCGATGCTACTGTCGTCGCCGTTCATGGATTTGAACTCGACGAGCACGTGGTTCCTGGGCGACCCGCAAAAGCAGTTCAAGAAAAAGGAAGTGCTGGGCATGGAAACGACCACGATGGGGGCCGGCAGTGCCGAGATGTTCACCCACGACATCGTGTTCATGGCCAAGGTTCGATTTGATACTGAAGTGTTTTGTGACGACTACGTTCATTTCGTACAGAGCACGGCGTAGAAAGGTAGCTTGAGCAATGGCAGCAACAAATAAAAGTCCTTGGCGCAAGAACGTGTTGGGCGAAACGAGCCCGTTGCGGCAGCAACTGTTGGTGGCCCTCGGTTCGACGCGGACGATCAAGCGTGGTGAGATTTGCTATTTCGACGCTGCTTCGGGCGATCTGATTCCCGTCGCGGGTGCGGCGGATAATCTGCACGCGCTCGTGGTCGCCGACGAGGAACAATCTGCCGCGATGCCCGCTCGGTTCATGTGGTTCATTTTGCCTCGTCCAGGCGACGTGTTCGAGTTTGCCCTGGATGCCGCGACTCAGATTCTTTGGGGCGACGAGTTGCAGATCAACGATTCGCAAACCCTCAAGAAATCGACGACGGACCCGATTGCACAGGCAATCGAAGTGCTTGCCCCGGATACTGGGGTTACGTGGCCGACAATCAGCCGGGTACTGTGCGTATTCTATCAGGCAGGCAAGCTCAATGCCGGTCTTAAGTTCCCGCTGATCGGCGGCGGCATTGGCGACGCGTCCTAGGGAGTCTCGCGGGCATGAATGCGTCATCACCCGTGCAAAGGTCCATCGAAACCGTTTATCGGCACGAATCGGTATCGTTGGTGTTGGCTGGCGGGGAGACCGACGCAGTTTTAGGAACGTTCGATGTTTGTGGTCGGGACGTCATGTATGTCGATTTGACCACGACGGGCGACACATTAAGTGGCTTTTCGGTTGAATATCGTGCCCATGAAAATGCTCAATATCAAACGGTCGCTGAAGCGGCGGCGGACTATACGACGCCCATCGCTCCCGTGGTTCGCGCGAGTGGAGATTTGACGATCGCGGCGGTGGGCGATCACGCATTGATATTAGACGTGCGTGGAATTGAATCAGTGCGGTTGTTAGTTGATCACGCTGGCGAATCGGCGGCGACTGTTGTTGCCGATGTTGGATCTTCGTAATGAGAGCCAAAGAAGCGGCCATCGGAGTGCAACGGGTTCACCGATACACATCGGTGGCAGCCGTTGTGGCTGCCGCTGGGTTTACGACGATTGGCACATTTCTTGTTCCTGGATGCGCCAATGCGTATTTCGATATTACCGTTGCCGTCGCGGCGCTGACGGGGTTCGCCGTCCAGTTCCGAGCAACACCCACCGGGGCGTTTAAGGCGGTTGCGCTGGTGGCTGCCGATTACACGAATCCCGACCCGCCGATTCTATGGGCGGACGTGAGCTTAGTTACGGCGGCGGTGGGCAATCACAATCTGTTGGTGGATGTGCGCGGAGTTGAATCTGTCAGGATTCTGGCGGCATCGGCGGCCAGCAACGCGACGGTAGCGCTGGAGGTCGGCGCTGATTGAGAGGTTAAAATGGTAATGTCTCGTTTTCCATTTGGCATTCAAACACCATTCGTCGTTGGCGGTGGCGTTGGGTTGGGTAATCCGTATTACACGACTGGCTCGATGTTTTTCTTGCACAACGCGACAGGCCATGACACCAACAACAGCGGCTTGGACCCGCAACACCCACTTAAAACACTGGATGCGGCATTGGGCAAATGCACCGACAGCAAGATGGATATCATCGTCGGTATGCCCGGTCATGCGGAAACCATTACGGGGATCGGTGGGATTACGTTCGACAAGATCGGCGTAAGATTCATTGGGCTGGGTGGTCCTACGACGAAGCCGACGTTCCTCATGGACGCCGCGGCGAGTGTAACGTGTGCAGTAACAGCGGCGGATACCTACGTGGAGAACATCAAGTTCCTAGCTGGTTTCGCAGACATTGTTAAGTTCGCTAGCGTGTCCGCCAAAGGGAATCGGTGGGTCAACTGTGATATCGGTGAATTTGTCCCAACGGAAAACTTCAAGATCGCATTCAGCGTTGGTTCTGCCGATAATGATGCCGATGACTTTGCCGTTATTGGCTGTCAATTCATTATGCCGGATGCGGCCAACACGCAGGTGATTGAATTCAACAAAAACCAGAACCGTCCGTACGTCGTGGGGAACTATATCGCAGGCGATTTTGCCGCGAGTGGTGGTCCAATACACGCTCCGGCAACGGAAGTGATCACCGATGCAGTTATCGTCGGAAACTTCATTTCCAACGCGGCGGCGGACACCATCTTTGCGATCAATCTGGCCGGCACGAACATTCGGGGCATCATCGCCAATAATCGCAGCGGCGACGGCGATATCGATGGGACGCCCTATATCGGTCCGGGGATGGCCTTGGCTGAAAACTACCATTCTGGTGTTTTGGGTACGGCAAGCGGGTTCTTGTATCCGGTGGCGGACAGTTAATCTGGTTGGGTCATGGTGACCATGACTGAACAGGCCGAGCGCGACGTAGAGAGCGTTATCCTGGAACAAACGGGTTTCGCAACGGAGGCGTTTTACACGCGGCGCGATGGAACGTCGAAGTTCATACGAGCCATTCGGTCGCCGATGTCCGTGGGCAGGCGATATGGAGATTCCGATAGAGTTTCGGTTAGCACAACGCGATTTGAAGCCAGTAATGGGGACGACGGAATTGAGATCACGCTGCCTGGCGACATTGTTGTCGACCTGACCGATTCGCGAAGCTACCACGTGGATAATGCTCAATCCGCGTGCGGTCTGTTGATCATCGAAGCGACGGCCATCGTCCCGGAAATGGGCGACGTTGTGTTTTCCGTCGAGCGGGCCGTACATGCGTCGGACGGATTGACGACGACAACGGCTACATGGGTTTCGGTCATCGGTGGGATGCGCGGCAGTTTCGAGCCGGTCTCGGCAGAGGACGTACCTCGGGGGCGAGAAGATAAGGTGATCACCCACATCGTTCATGCCCCGTATTCGCAAGCGGGTGTGGATGGAGCGTTGCGGTTCGTGGTAAACACGTATCGCGGAGATCCGGTGCAATCCGAGCTGCGCCTTGTCGTCGATGTCGGTCCGCGTCGCCGGTATTTCGAGGTCGTGTACGCGTACGATCTGGCAGAGCAGAATCGTATGGTGCGCATGCAGACCCGCGAGCATCAATCGGGCTGGTTTGTGAGCGACTAGAATGGCGAATCAGTTTCGATGGTACACGCAAAAGACGACGCGGCTCGCCGAAACGATTCAGCGGTTGGCCTTGATTCGCATTGCCAACCGATGGACGGAGATCGCTCGCGAATTGGTTTCCGAGCCGTTTCCGCCGGCCAGCAAGCCGGGGGAGGCGCCGAGGAAACGCACGGGCATTCTGCGGGCGGGGATTGGGCACGCCCCGTTGGGATTCGGCGGTCGCCGGATGGGCGTTGGCGGTCTGGCCTATTATGGTCGTTTTCTCGAACTGGGCACCGCCAAGTTGAGGCCGCGCCCGTTCCTGCGGCCCGCCTTGTACCGTCTGGCATTGGAATCCGGGAACGCGATCCGGGGTATCAATTTGCACGTGGGAATGAAATGACGCGTGTACGATCAAGCAGCCATCCTGCGTGCGATTCACGACAAGTGGGCGGCGTCCGCCGAGTTGGCGGCGGGTATCGCCGAGGTCAGTTACGCCGAAGTGCCGCGTACTACGCTTTTGCCATCGGCCAGTCTGCTGATCATCGGCGGGACGACGGATCGAATACTGATGGGAGCCGGGCCGAAGTCCCTCGAGGACGTGATGGTTCAGTTTTCGGTATTCGAGGGTTCTCGCGGTATTGGTCCGATTGCCGCATTGGTGCATCTGTTGACCGAAGCGTTCGACCATGCCGCCCTGACGTTCAGCGGCGGGGAATATCGCGGGATTACCATGCTGCGCGAGGGCGTGCCGATCATGGAGTTTCTATCTGGCTCTTGGCGGGCGGCGGTGACGTATCGCCTGATGGTGCAGGAGGGCTGACATGTCATTGACGATGGATTCAGTGTTCAATTGTACGTTGCGCGCGACGTGGATTAAAGACACGGAAGCGGTTATCAATGCTACGCACTTGTTGGAGGTCGCCGAAAGACGGGCCTATGGTACCGCGGCGACGCAGCTCAATTTGATCTACTCCGACTTGAGCTTGACGTTGGCGGGCGCGGCGACCACTTTGGATTTGCAGGCGCTGACCGACGTATCCGGGGCCGCGATCGATTTTGCCAAGATTTACCGTATCGGCATCATCAATACGACGGCGACGAATGGATTTGACTTGACCGTCGGCGGGGCCGTGGCGAATCCGTGGGAACCGTTCGTCAGTGCGACCGGCGACAAGATCGTCATTCCCGATGGCTCAGATTGGTTCTGGTCCGACGTGGACGGGGCGACCGTGGATGCTACGCACAGTGATTTGAAGCTCGATCCCGGCGCAAATACGCTTGTGGCGAAATTGTTGATCATCGGGTTGAGCGCCTAGTCAGGAGGTATTGCGATGGCCGTAGCACACGGAAGCAAGGGTTATATCACGTTGGCGAGCGGGGCATTCGTGAACGTCGTAGGCTTTGAAATGGAAGAGGCGACCGAACCGTACGAGGTAACGGCATTGGCCGCGGTGAACCCGACATCCAAGGCGTTTCTGTTTGATGGGCTAAAGGAATACAGCGGAACAGTTAACTGCCAGCACGATCAAACGACGCAGGTCTTGTCCGTCGGGGGGACAAAAGTGCAGGCGACGTTTACGACGGCGACGGGGCGCACGTGGGTGGGGGACATCGGTATCACGCGGGTCCGTGTGGTCGTAGATCGCAATGATGCGCAAACAGCTACCTACGAATTCAGGGGCACCGGAGATTGGACAAAGAATTAGCGCATGGACCTATCGCAATTATTGAATACTGGCGTATTGATCGAAGTCGCGGGCAAGACATTAAAGGCTCGCGGGCTTACGATGGACGAAATTGCCGAATTGAAAGCCTACTATCGGGCGGAAGCATTGCGCGCCTGGCGGCTTTCCTGTCAGAACGATCCGACGATTACGATGGCTGAGCGCAGCAAAACGAATATGCAGATTGCCTGCGCCCCCGTGATGATGAGTGACCTATTTCCGCAATCCGAATTGACTATGCTGGATGAGGTTGCCATTTGTCCGCAATGCAAGAGCATTGATATCCGTTGTACCGCCGCGATGCATTACTGCCCAACATGCCGGTATCAGAAGGTAGGTGCTGCTGATGGCGATCCTACTATGCAGTTGCGGGCCATGTGGATAATGATGCGTGATCAGGATCAGGACTTCAAACAGTTTTCTGGGTTCGAGAAATGGTTGAATTCGCTTAGCCCGGCGGATCGCATTCAATATCAATCTGTCGTCGCCGGCATTTCCAGTGACGGGGAAAGCGGTGATGAGGAAAACCCTACCAAGCCGATCCCGACTGGGACGCCGTAGTCGCCGGGGTCATGTTCCATTACCGGATGTCGCTGAACGAGGTCGGCCAGTTGACCATCGGTCAGATCGTCTGGTTGCGGGAACAACTGCGTCACTTCCAACGCTGATGGTGTTCTATGGGCGTTAAGGTCGCCGATGCGTTTATCGACCTGACGATGCCCACGGGCAATTACCTGCGGCATACGGCGCAAGCGAAGAGCGCTTTTCACGGGTTCGCTTCGTCGGTCAACAATGAAACCCAACGTATGCGCGACAACATGTTGATGTTGGGCGCTTCGATCGTTTCCGGGCTGACCGTGCCTCTCACGCTTGGGGTACGGAAAATGGTCATGGCCAGTTCCGAAGCCACGGAGATGCAAAACAGATTCACTGTGTCTTTTGGGAAAATGGCTGAGAGTGCCAGGGTTTGGTCGAAAACGATGGAGCGCTCGACGCAAATCTCGCGATTGGAAATTGAGCGCAATCTGTCCACGATGAATGTGTTCTTGCAGTCTGCCGGATTTGCCCGCGAAGAGGCGGTCAAGTGGTCGCAGGCGATGGTGGCCTTGGGTATCGACATGTCCTCGTTCTTCGATAAACCGATCGAGGACATGTTTCACGCGATGAAGTCGGGCATTGCGGGGATTCCGAGGGCATTGGTGGACCTCGGCGTGTCGTTACATGAATTGACGCTGAAGGAGGTGGCCCTCAATCTTGGGGTTACGCGGAACGTGGAGACGATGACGCAACAGGAAAAGCAACTGTTGCGCATGGCCCAACTCTTGAAGTCCACGGAATTGGCGTGGGGTGATTTTCTTCGTACGCACTCGACGTTTTCCAACTTGTGGAAGCAGTTGAGTTCGCAATTCGGCCAAACGGCGGCGGAACTCGGCGGTGTGCTCATTCCGGCGGTGAGTTTGCTTATCGTCGCTTTGCTGCCGGTAGTCAAGGTCGTTGGATTTCTGGCCGGGCTATTCAATAAGTTGCCGGCTCCGATTCGTGCCGTTGCCGGAATGGTCATTCTGGCGGGCGTGGCTTTTCTGCAACTGATGATCGTGATTCCGATCCTCGTAAAACTGCGGTCGATGTGGATGGCCGTGGCGGTGGCAAAAACGATCGAAGCGGTGGCGACGACGGCGCAGACGAGGGCCACCATTGCGCTGACCGCCGCAGAAGTAGGCGTAGTTACGACATCATTGGCGGCGGCGAATGCCAATCTAGTATTGGCCGGTTCAACCATTGTGGCGACAAAGGCGGGGATCACTTTCGCCGGTGTGTTAGCGATTATTCGGGCACGATTGGCGACCCTAAGCATTTTCACCTTCGTTTTGATCGCCTCATTGATCGCTCTCTGGGTTTTGTGGGAAAAAATATTCGGCACAGACGAGGGACTTAGAGAGGCTAAGGCGTCAGCGGCCAATCTGGAAAATGAATTGGCGGACATCACTAAACAATTGCGTTCTGGAAATGTCGAACTAATCAGAATGAAGGGTCATTATGAAGAGTTATCTTCGCTTGGCCGCTTAGCCATGATGGCCATACGAGAAGGGATCGGAGCCGGACTCGTCGGCCCTCCAGCGCCGTTGACTGTTCCGAAGTTATCTATTCCGAGAGTTCCGGTTGGCGGGGCGTTTCCACGGATCCCAGGGTTAATGCCCCTGCTATCTCCAGGCAAGATTTCATTGGACGGCAACGATGGCGGCGCAACTGGTAGAAATGATGCCGGTAAATTGGAACGGATCATTGGTGAATTGCGCGGAATACGTTTGGATTTACAGCGCAATCAGGGATTTGCATGATGGACAGTGTCGATCCACAAAATTACGACATTGTTGAACGAACAGAGTCGCGAATGACGCGCTTTCGTTTTGGCATGGCCGAAGAGATCAGGGATTACATCATCAACATCAAGGCGTTAGCCCCAACGACCACGGTCATTGCTCCGCACATGGCATTGCAGATGGGTAGATATCCGAATCCGGGCGGTCGCCGTCAAAACTTTACTCCCGTAATTGGCATGCAACATCCAGACGCATATGAAGGTTTATTGTTGTATGAGGGCAGCAAATCTCTTATGCGATTGGATGAGGTCATTCCAGAATGGGAACGATCCGATTGTGTGCGGTCCATTCGTGTGCGGTTAATTTGGCGCAACGTTCCTGATCCTGCTATGCCCATTTGGTCGCGAGATTCTAGTTTGACGAGCGAGCAAACGCGCTGGGACATCAATCTAAAGCCGATTAGGGGACCCAACGGAGAAAGTATTACCGTTCCTCGCCAATTGTCGCAAGGGGTGGAACATGTTCTTGTGCGATGGGTAGAAAATAAACCCGATGCATTGAGCAGAATAGAACAATGTGAAGGCAAAACGAACGCCACGTTTTGGCGTCGCCATGATTGTGGGAAATGGCTGTTTATCGGCAGTCGAATAGAACCAGTAGATGATGAACACGCGGACATAGAATACGCGTTTCAATTGAACCCCTTGGGTTGGGATACGGAATTGTTGCACCTTGGAGAAGATGGAGAACCATTGTTAGTTTCGCCCGGCTTTCCAGTAGTAACAAAGGTTCCCTTATATCATCATGTTGATTTTAAGGTTCTTCCGGGTCTGGAAACGGAGCCTACTTCGGGATGTTTGAATGAAACGGGATGTTGTTGTTTCGATAACGCGGCATTGGGACAAATGACGATTGAGGAATGCTATGAGATTCCCGGTGCCGAATGGACCGCGGGTCCGTGTGATGGATGGACGTGTGCTTAACAATGCTCAACCGTAGTGTTAAACCGGGCGAACGTCTCAGCGCTAAAACGTACAATGAGCTTCTGCGCGCGGCGAGGACATCACGGCACGTATCCGGTGGTGGGGACGCTACGATAAGCAAAACTCCGTTTGGTACGGTTTCTAGCAGTGCTCGCCCGCGTCGCCGTCCGGTGTTTATGATCCGCAGTACCGAGTTCGGCACGTTGATTGCGAAGGATGCGATTATTGTTGCGGGCGTAGATGGATGGTCGGTGCCTACGGGGTCTAACCACATCGTCGGCCATCCTTTTCCGGGTTACACCGTGTCTGATTTCGCACCGTTTTTTTTGACCGATCCCGATAAGGTGAATCCTGGAGATAGGGCGTGCGAGTACGAGGATGGCTATTTCATTCCTATTGGCGTGTCCGGCGGCGGAGGGTATTGGGGTGGGAAGATCATGGCCGTAAATCTGCATACGCAGATTGCTGAAGTCGTTCCGATGAAGCCGACAACCGATCCTACGGGCAGTGATTGGTTATCTGAAGATGGTTTCGATGAGGCTGGTCGCCGGTGCGTTTGGATTGGTGGATTTACTGGGTTGCAAATTGCAATGCCCGTGATCGTCTTTCAGGGCAGCAACATGCCCATCCCCTGGGTTATTGGGGCATGGAATCTTACTGGCCCCGAGTTCGCACGTTGGGGGCGGCCACTAGGTCCATTTAGTCCGACATCGATGCAAACGGTTCCGCCGCCGCCAGCCCCGCCGCTATGTGATCGTTGGGCGTGCTGTTTTGATAATGGGAAATGCGAAGACACTTCGTTGACGAAATGTGTTGAACGAGAAGGTACATATTGGGAGGGCTTGCAATGTTTAGAAGTAAAGGACGTGAAACCGGAATGTACGCCGAAGTGGCCATGCTGCTACCCGGATGGTCAATGTGAATTAACATCAGAATCGTTATGTATTGGGTCCGGCGGAACGCCACGCGTGGGAATTGAAACATGCGACGAAGCGGATTGCCAGCCACTACCGCTCGGATGCTGCTGCGACGCATCGAATCCGGGTCTTAATTTTGGTGACATGACATTACTAGAATGTCAGGCAATTGGTGTTGAAATAGTTTGGATGCCGTGTCCATGCAGTGAAGTAGATTGTTTGTCTTCTGGGTGTCCGTAATGCCTGGAGATTTAAGAAATTGCCGTGGACCAACGTGGAACGTACACTGCGGAGAGGCTGCGCCTTGCGGTCAACAATACTTTTTTACAAAGGCATATTGCGACGATCATCCAATAGTTCAGACAGAAGAACCTCTCGCCGTCGATATCCGTCCGGCCCTTGGTGAACTTATCGCCGTGCCGATAAGCGACCTCCGTTATGGCAAGCGGTTGCGCACCTGGACGGCAAATTTGACCGATTGGCAGAGCCTAAAACCGAGAACGTCTGCCGGCGATTTATTTCCTGATAATAATAGCCGATACGGACGACAATTGATGTCCGTAAACGATGTTGGCTGTTTCCATACGGGAGGATTGGTACGCGACAATCTTTTATTCGACACGTGTATGGACCCGATTACTAGGGCAGTCAGCTATGGTCCATGTTGGGCCATGATCGGTGCAGCGTATCCGTTTCTCATGGGGGATGCGTACGAAGATCGGTATGGACCGCAATTGAGATTCGCCGGCCAATCTCACTGTCAGGCGACGATACCGGACGGTTCGGTATATCGTGAGCAACCATTTCATACGGATATGTTCGGTCAGACGTGCTGGTATTGCCCTTGGATGTTGTGGACGACCGTAACGCCGTGCCTGGGGTGTTCGTTCGATTACCACAACTACTTGCAAGCTCCGGGGGCGCTCTGTCCCGGCGTGTTCGGTGGTCCTCCCAGCGATCCTCACGACGAAGATAACTGCTACTTTGATTGGGTGTGCGAAGAGAGTGAACCATCTGATAATCCCGAATGCGAAGCGTTGTTTCCCAATATCCCCGGTCAGGGACAGTATTATAATCCCAATTGGCATTTTGGCTGCCACGGAGACAATAACGGTGTTCCGACGATTCATCATTGTACAGAATGCATGTGGAAGCAACTGATCGGGCGAACGGTAAATTCGATTCTTCAATATACACAGGCGACACGACGTATACCATTGCTACCGGATACTAGCACAACGCCCGGCGCGTCGTGTGGCTACGGGTGTGGGGCATTTGGATGGCGTATGCCTCATCGCTTGCGATTGGATGGACTGGGCGTAGACCAGGACGACACTATCGCGACTGATAAGTGTTTGGATTATTTTCGCGTATGCCCATTGCAGGATTTAGCTTGCGCGGGATTTTTCCATACAAGGTGGGGACCTCCGGGAAACATTGGAGAGATTAGCTCTGCGAGTGTATGTTTTCGAGAACACGAGCTTTGTGATCCACAATTGGAGCCATGCGATAATCATCCTTGCCACGATTGTCCAGACGGAGATTATCACAAGCCATCGGCAACGGTTATCGTGTGGTGTGATGCTCGTATTGTATTGAAAATCAACGTAGAAACAGGAGATTCGTATACATATCCAGAATGCTGTGAGTCATTGGGATTGCCGATACAATGGAGACCGGAAACTATAACGGTTGTTGGTCAATTTCATGGCCCGGTACCATGGGGTGATCGCATGTCATGGCCTGGATACGGACTTAACGATATCGGCGATGGGGTCGATTTCGGATGGCAATCAGGTCCATGTGCCTTAGACCCGATGACAACGTTCTCGTTTCCACGTACGGGCTGTGCGAATCTATTTGTCAATCATGGCCGGGTGACTGATTTCGGCGGGCCAACGTCGAATCCATATTTTTACAATGGCCCCAAACAATGTCCGACGAACATATCGCGAGACTTCGCTAACGATTCTTGGTTTTGTCTGCCGAAGCTAAAATGGACGTGGAGCCGAGGGAACAAAGAAGAGAACATGCCGCAGTGTATGGATGTGGAGCCGATCAGGAACGCACATGGCGCATGTGTCGATGGAACTGATTCTCCGGGATTTAGCGGACTTTACGAGTGCAGCAAGGTAGAATGCCGCAGGGGGTGTGCTCCAGGCGAGCAGGACCGCGACCTCGACGAGTTTTGTGATCGGCGTCAGCCGTATGATGATCCGTACCCATTTCATTGTAGTGCGCATCCATGGAGTTGTGGACAATGTCTGGATTGATGGAAATACATCCTCCCGTTCCCAGTAAGCCACCGTGGACGATTCCGCGTCAGACGATGGCGCCGATGGTTGGCGAAACATTTCCATTCGATGCACGAACGACGCAGGAAAGACCGTTTTCGTTTACGATCCCAACTCGTGATCAGATTTTGGCGCAATTGAACGCAATTTGCCCTATCTGTGGTCATAACGATCATGTGGCTTTGCAGATGATGTTGCAGATGCGGCAGTTCTTGAACGCCCATAAGGTCGGACAGGAGAAGGCCGTCGATGTTTCACCGATCAATGAACCCATACATCATACGCCGAACACCGTCGGAAAGATTGCCGGGTACGCGAAAGCGAAGGCGCAATATGTGCTTAAGGGACCAGCGCCTGCGGAAGTATCGACGGCGAGATTATCAGTTTGCGCCCAAGGCGGGATGTGCTGTCCGAAGTGTGGCGAGTGGGCCGATTTTAATGTTGAGACAATGATATGGTGGTGCAACACGACAAAGGGCGGCAAAGGTTGTGATTGGACCGAGCCAATGAGTGAACCGAACGAAAAAACGGCTCCTTGTCCGTTTCGTTCGATTACGCATGCCGGCGTTCATTGCACTAAATGCGGTTGTGGGCGTAACGAGGAATCTGATTTACGTCACAAGTCAACGATGCTTGAGGCAACTTGTCCTAGAGATATTTGGCCTCGGCAGATAAAGAAGGGTCAGGTGAATAATGGCGGCAACTAGGATCTGGACGGGTGCTGGCGCAGGTGGCGATCCTGCCCATGCGGATAGTTGGTCTCCGGCGGGACCTCCAGTTAGTGGCGATGAACTTGTGTTCCTAACATCAAGTGTTAATCTTGTGCCAGGGGCCAGTCAAGCCCTTATTGTTTGTGACAAAATTTACGTAAGTTCTCAATATGTGGGGAATATCGGTGCTACGGGTGATCCGTGGGATATCACATCGAGTGTGACACGCATGGAATCAGCTGGGGCCGAGTGCTGGTTAAGTGGCATTCATTCGTTTGGTTACTTTGCTCCGGTAGGTATGGGAGATAATGCCTGCCAGATCGGAGGGGCCCTCGCGGATGGAACCGCCTGGATTTTCGCTCGGGGGAAAAGCCAGATTGTCACTGGTACGACATATACGGGTACTAATCTGTTCATTGACGCGGCGGTGCGTGGGAATGCCCGTAGTCCTCATTTTGTAGTACCTACCGGGGTTACGTTTGATCCCACTACGAAAATTCAATTATTCAACGGGTTCGTTGAGAATTCTTCATCTATGACGTTCTTAGATATCAATGGCGGAGTCTTTGTCCAAAAAGCTGGAACACTGACAACAGTTTTAGCTTCTGCGGCTATGCTCTATTTGGACGGCGGTACGATTGGTACGTTGATTGCGTCTCGTGGACAACGTACGGATGCGTCTCGTACGTCGAATGCGCGCACATTGACAAACTATTACGGATTTGGGCAAGGCACATTGCTGGACCTTCGCAATGGTGCCGGCCTTGGTATTCCTGGTTTTCGCCGTGAATTTCATGGTGCACAAACGCTAATCGATGTTGGAACGTAGACGATGAACATCGCCAGGCGGTCCATACATGGGATGCTGACGTTTACCGATACCGATGCGGACGACAATATGGTCGTGCGTTGTCTGTGGTCAGGTGTCGATTCGCATTATCGTGGCGAACAAGACTTTTTGGTGAAGTCGTTACGACTGATCCCCGACGAGAGCAATACGGGCGATATCGTGGTGTTGTCGAGTGAATGGATTAACATCACGGCTGGAAAGGTGCAAGGATATGATCGCTTGCGACCTTCCAGGCCTCCACTGTTGGTTTGGGCTGAGGGCGACGAGTGGATCAACATCAGCGATTGGTTTGCACTCGCAACAGTATCTACGGATATCCTACGATGGGTGGGGGAACCCTCCGGGGTCCGTGTTGATTTTGATCGGCAAGCGCAATGATTGTTCGGCGCGGCAATCCCGTTCACCCCGCGACCGTCAAGGGTGATTTGCTCGTTTACAATGGCAGCGATTTCAAACCGTTGGCCGTTGGCGCGAATGACAAAATCCTTACCGCCGACAGTGCGGAAGCGACCGGACTGCGATGGGCCACCGCCGGGGCGGGTAGTGCGACCGACATCTATGCCGCGCGGTCTTCTCAGGCCGTTGTCGCCGGCACGGCCATCGTAGTCACCGACGGCGAGCCGGTGACTCGCGTCACCATGACGGGCAACGTGACCATGACGGCGGCGCCCACAATCGCAGCGGGCCGAGAAGGGCAACTCGCCGTCATCGTTAACGACGATACGGCGGACAACCTGATACTGTCTGACGCGGGAGTACTGGCAGGTTCTCTGCTGCGACTGGGGGCGTCGACGCGCACACTGACTCCGGGGGCGAGTCTGATCCTCGTCTATGATGCGACGATCGGCGCGTGGATCGAACACAATTACAATACGCTGGTCACCATCACGCCCGCAATTCTGACGCACACCATCAATATCGGGGCGGGGGCGTCGAACTCGCAGAATGCGGAAGTCGCCGGGAGCGGTACGCACACTCCGACGTTCGCGTGGACGTACACGGGCGTTCCCAGTGCGGGGACGGTGGACGTTTCGGCGGGCGGTGATCCAGGTACCGACTACCCGGCGACGATCCTAACGCCATTCACGAGCCTCGTCGGTCCGGGATTCAACAAGGGCACGTCCGTGGGCACGGTTCGGACATTCACGCCAACGATCACGGTCAACGGAGTGCCACTGTCTACCCCTACGGCAACGGTAACCTACATCAACCGCCGCTACGCCGGTCCGAACTCGCAGGCGACCATGCTGTCGTCGGCGCAGATTCTCGCTCTGGATGGAACGGGCGGGGTATCCGGTCTGTCCACGACGCAATACGGGACCTTCGTGGTGGACACGTTGACGGGCGAATATTTCTGGTTCGCCTACCGATCAGCGCTGACCGATCCTGCATACCTGTCCATCGAGGGCGAAATCGCGGGATTCACCATCGTCGGATTGGTGAGCCACACAAACGATTCCGTGTTCGTCGAGAATTTCGACGGGCTGAAGTCCGTGAACACGAACATCGGGGCGGGCAAGACGTTCATCACGTCGTCGTCGCGGCCCACGAATCGCATCTACATGGGCCCGCACACCGGGTCGGACATCACGGACGCACAGATTTTAACGCTCGACGATACGGCGGACGGGGAATCGGTGTTGTCGGCGAGCGTGGCCCGGACGTACACGGCCATCAAAATCGAGGCTGGCGAGTACCTTTGGTTCTGTCACCCCGATGTTGTCGCCGATCTGGCGACGATCAAAGATGCTTCTACCGGGTTCGGCATCGACGGCGCATACCAAGCGGATATTACGCACGTCAATCAGTGGGGATATTCCGAGACTTATCGACGTTGGCGTAGTACTAACACGGGGATATTCCCAACGGGGCAAGACGTGATAGTGACTTAACGATGGCCATCGACATCACCGGAGAATTCCAGCCATCCGACGGGGCCCACGGGTTCGACCTCTACGACCCCCAGGACATCAAGGCGGGCAACGTCAACGTGGCATTGCAGGCCGTGGCTGGTGGTGCGTTCAAGGGCGGCTCGCACGCGACGGCCCCGGTTGGCGAAGTTGTTCCCCAGGTTAAGACGACGACAGGAGCGCCGACGCATTCGGCGAGCGAAGGAACGCTCTGCTGGGATTCGGTGGATAACCTGTTGTACGTCAACAACAACGGCGGAACAGGATGGAGTTTGGTAGGCACCGGGGCCGGCGACGTATCTGCCGCTGCGAACATCGCCGACAATGTCATCGTTCGAGGCGACGGCGGGGCCAAGGGCATTCAGGGTTCCGGCGTAACGCTGAGCGATGCGAACGCGGTTACGGGCGTAGCCTCGATTGACGTGACGGGCAATATCACCGTGGCGGGCACGGTCGATGGGCGGGACGTGGCAGCGGACGGTACCACTCAAGATTCGCACATCGCGGCGTCGAATCCCCATTCCGGTTCGCAGCCCCTCGACGCAACGCTGACGGCCCTGGCCGCGCTTGACGCCACCACGGGCATTGTCACACAGACCGGGGCCGATGCGTTTGCCCGTGGTCAGCTTTCCAGCGACGTGACGACAACGGGGGCGTCGCTCGTCGCCACAATCGCCAATGACGCGGTGACCAATGCCAAGGCCGCGAACATGGCCCAATCGACCATCAAAGGTCGGGCGGCAGGAGCCGGTACCGGCGATCCGACGGACCTGACGGCGGTACAGGTGAAAACTATTTTGGGTTTGCTGACGTTTCGTGCCGTCGTTTCTGATGCGGCTCCGGTGAATGGCACGATCTTATTGGTTCCGACTCCGAAAACGGCTGTCACGATTACGAGCATCCGCCACAAAACGGATTCCGGCAGTTGCACGTTTAACCTTGAAAAGCGATTGCCCTCGACGCCGCGCACGGCGGGAACGTCCGTGTTATCGCCGGATGCAACGGCGGATTCGACATCGACTGAGGAAACGAGTTTCGCCAGTGCGGGTGTTGCCTCAACAGAAATCCTTGTTCTTAAGGAAGTGACCAACAGTAGCGCCGTAAATATGGACATCATCATCGAATACACGATTGATTAAGGAGTAGAACTATGCCATTAACTCAGGGACAACGTGATCGAGTCGAATCGTTTTTCGTCGGCTTTGGCCCGAAGCTGATCGACGTACAGGATGCGTTTATCGACGCCAGGAACCTGATCGGACTCTACGACCGCTACCCGCCGTTGGCAGGGACCATCAGTGATCCGGAACTGAGGGTTGCACTGGGCGATGCGCAGAGCTTGGGGCTGATCCGCGAAAAGGTCCGAAGCACTCTTCAGACGGCGATCGACTACGTCAATTCGACGGTGACGCCATGAAGATTACCATCGAGGCGGAAACCGACGCGGAGCGAGAGCAGAGACCGAGCAAGATCACGCTGGTGGACGTGGTCAATTTTGCCGTGGTCGGTGATCGTCGCCCGGCCCCGGAAGGCGAGCCAAGCAGTTTTTCTCATACCCATTTCAGCGGCCCTAATGGGCTGATGATGCTCCTGGGTGCGTTGGCGGCCGCGACCAACGTTCTGTGTTCGTGGGTGAACCGAACGGCACAATCTTTCGGCGACTAAAGGGTGGGCGTCAGCAGTACCAGCATTCGCGCTTTCTGGCCGGGGACCCACGCATCCATTCCCTCCGGGTGGACGGAGGATACGGCGTTCACCGATCGCTTCCTGCAAGGGTCCGACGCGACGTTCGCCGGGTCTGCCAATGGCGGGGCGGCGACTCACGGGCATACGGCGGCCTCACATACGCATACCGGGAACGCGCATGCGCATGAGTTCTATTCAGCCAGCGCTGCGGGAGTGTCTTTTTTCGCCGACGTCGGCGGCATAAAGGTCTCGCGCCGTGCGCATGCGCACAGCACGAAAACGAGTGCCGCGGCAACCATCACCTATCAGTCCACGACGATCACGGTCACCGCCGCCGCGATGCAGCCGCCGTTCGTGCGCATGATCGTTATCGCTCCAAACGACGCCGGACAGGACATCCCCGACGACGCCATTTGTTTCGCCGACGCGGCGGCGCCGACCGGATTTCACATCACGGACGGCCTCGGTGGAACGACGGACTACGACGGAAAATTCGTCATCGGTCCGGCAACATCCGGGGGTGACGGCGGGGGAACGGGCGGTGCTACCACTCATACGCATTCCTCGCCGGCCCATACCCATAATGACGATGATCACGTTCATGCGGCAACGATCTGCGGCACTTCATCGAGTGAGCTGTGTCTGGCTGGAGCAATATCGGCTCGCGGGACGACTCATCATGTCGTCTCGTTCAATTCGACCGGGTCGGGGATCGACGATGTCTCATCGGATGCGGTCACCGTGGACGCGGTCTCATCGCTGCCCGCGTACATCGACCTCGTCGGCATTCAAAACACGAGCGGAGCGGCGGCGACGCCCGATGGGGTGATTTGTCCGTACGTGGCGGATATTTCCGAATCAGGATTTCCCGCTGACTGGCTGCTCTGCGACGGTACGGCCGGGACGCTGGACTGCCGCAACCGCCAGGCGCGAATCACCAAAACAGTGGGCAGCGCCGGCGGGACCGGCGGCAACAACACGCACACGCACACCACGCAGCCACACGGGCACACACATGGAGCTCATACGCACGGGGCACAACATAGCTCTTATATTGGTGTCGGACTCGTCGCCGCCGGGGCGGTCAATCTGGTCATCAACACGGCAACGGATTCGCACACGCACACATGGACGATGGATAACGCGACGCCCACGATGCAAAACGCTACGGTGACGATGAGCACCGATGACGGACGTTATTTGTACCGCACGGTCGTTTGGCTGAAACGGTTGGCGGTGACGGCGGAACGAGTTGTTCATGTGGGTGGACCTTTCCTGCGAACGCGGGTAGGATACGCGGGTTAAGATTAGACCGTGGCGGTCGTCTGGCCCGGTCGCGGGGTTAACGATTCCTTACCCGCGACCGGGCAGGCTTTCAAGAAAGGTGGTTTGCATGTTCAAATGGTTAATCGGATTCATGTTCTCGGTGGCCCTGCAAGCCGGGGCCGCGCAAATCCACGTTGATTTCGTTCCTCAGCCCGGCCATCAGGCGGACATCCTGCTGACCTCGGATACGGACCAGATCGTTCTGATCGGTGTCCAGTTGGCCATCGAGTACGAGAACAGGGGAACCATCCGGCACGTCAGTACGCCGTTGGACTCGTCGATGGTTGGATTCCCTGGGGCCGGTCCGAACGCGAATCTGTCGGACGGCGATGCCGCGTGGATTTGGGCGGCTCCGTTCGACGATGAGCCGGGGATCGTTCTGCCGGCGGACCAGTCGGTGTTGTTCGGCACGGTCGGACTCGATACGACGCAATGGTTGCGCCTGGTGGACGAGGTCGGGGGCATTCCGACGATCGTGCTGTCGCCGTCTTGTGCGAATCTGTGGGACGGACAGTTGACGGGAGTCGTCCTGCCTGAACCCCATGGGATCTCGCTGTTGCTGGCGGGATTCGCGTGGATATGGCCGAGGCGGGCACGATTGAACTATTTGGAATCTCCGAAGGGTTGAAGATGGCCACGGCGGAAATCGCAGCAAAAAACCTTCCCGCGCTGGCGGTTATGGTCACCCTGGCCCTGGCGGCTGCCGGGTTCGCCGTGATACAGAACATCAGCAGCGATCGGGAATGGCGATCTACGCTAGTGACGGAAAAGGGGATTGCCGATGTCACCCACAATGAGATGCAAAAAGACATCGCAGCCCTGCGAGAGCGGATCGCTATTTTGCCCGCCCGTGCCGAGATAGCAGCCCTGACCGAGGGCATAGCAGGGTTGCGCGAGAAAATCGTAGCGCTCGACACGACGCTGAACATCATGTTGCAGCAGCAGCAAACCGCGACTCGAAACCATGATGCGGGCGACTCGGCTGGAGCGCAGAGACGCGGCCCATAACCGCGACAGCGGGGTTCGATTCCCCGGCCCGCTAGTTCAGTTGTCGACGTCTTGTCGATGACTCTTTTGAAAGGAATCTCATGAAAAGCAGTATTGTCCCGACGATCGGACGGGTCGTGTTGTGTCACAGGGCTGGCGCGATAGACGACGTGTTTCCCGGAATCATTATTCGAGCATTCCCGACGGAAAACAAAGACCAATACTTGGTCTCTGCAAAAATGTTTTCCGAAAATGAGGATGTTGTTCTCCATTCCGTTCCTATTGTTGATCCGTTTTCTTTGGAGGACGAGTCACCTCCGGCACCAGAATGGTGTGAGTGGATGCCGTACCAGAAGGGCCAAGCGGCATTGACCGAGTCAATCGCCAAGAAGGCCGGAATCAACGCCTAACAGAAAGGAAATCTCATGTTCGCAGCGTTTATTGCTTTCGCCTCAGCGTTCTTTACGTGGATCAGACCGGCGCTCGACGCCCTGTTCGCGTTTTTGGGAGGAGGTGTGGTGTGAGTCAGTTGCGGATGGCGGGTAAAGACCTGGACGAGCTACCAACACTTACGTCCATATGCCCGGACCTACCGGGATTGGTCAGGAGTAATTGCTCCCCGCAAACGTGGCACGACGACGACACCGATTCATTCGTGCCGGACACGCGCAACGTGGTCGAGTCGGCTATTGAGGCATCGAGGCAGCATGGCGTGTTGTGGACCAAGTTGACGCCCGATGTCCCGGATCGTTTCCGACGTTGGGGCCGCGCCTGTCTCGCGGGCCTGGCGTTTGCGGTCCTGGTGGGGTGCAAAAACCAGCAACAGAATCAGAACGTAATGACATTTCTTAAAGATGGGAAAGCCAATGGCCATCTAGTCATTGCGGGAACTCCGAAAATCCACGCAGGGGCGAGCACTGACTTTTACTTTGGAGCTGATTTGAACGTGGCTTTCGATGGAAACATTGATTTCGCTGATTCGGTTCGGCATGTCGGCCCCATCGATGGACCACCGGAACCGTGATCCTTGCCGTGGCGACGGCGGGCATGGAGGCCCGCCAGTACGCCTTTACAAATCTGTTTCGCGTGGAACATGCGCGACAACCCCGACAACGGGACATTTAGCTGGCTACTCGTCGTGCTCGTTTGCGGGTCGATTTGGGTTGCGCTTTGGATACTTTGGCGGGCGGCTCTGTAGGGACCGGCCCCTCGTCGGGAATGAAATCCAATGGCCAGTTCAGTTCGTTGCCCATTAAAACGTTCCACGCATAGGCCAGTGTCCTCATGTTTGCCACGGTGCCATACCGTCGATGGGCGCTATCTCGCAAAACGCCCTCAACGAGGTCGAGCATATAGTCCACGTTGTACCGTGCGGCAAATGATGCCTTGCCTCTCATCGTTCCTGTTCCTTCTCGGCGGCTGTGCCGCCAAAATACCCGTCACCACGGACGCCGTTGTCCAGGTTCCGATCACTGCGGATGTCGATCTCACGCCGGTCATCGGCGGCCTCGCGGCCCTTAACGCGTCCGTGGACAAGCTCGCCGTGGCTTTCAATACGCAACTCGCGGTCGGCGGCGACGGCGACTCCATCGTATCTTGGATTCTGGGCGTCGGCCTCTGTCTCGTCGCTTTCAAGGACGACATCGGGATTCACCCGTTCCGGCGCTGGCTCGAACGAGCCTTGAGCCACCGGAAGGTCAAGGCCGCAATTACCTGATTGTGCGGTCCTATGCGCTTTCGGTATGGGCTTTTTGGATGGCCTCGCCTTTCCTGTGCGCAGTTTATTCTTTGCGAGGTGTCGCCATTTGCGTTCCGACCCTTTTCGCATTTTTGAGTTATGGATAGTGTGCGAGTGCTTGTGTTTCATAAGTGTGTCGTGCTACGCGGTAACAACTCTATCCTAGCCACCACAGCATCACCCCGGCGGTCAGCATTGCTCCGCCAATGAATCCAACGGCGTAGATCTGGATGTCTCTGCTTGTGTCGGGAGTCACGGGGTCTCTCCCAGATTCAACACCTCCTGCCGCAGTCGGTTCGCGGCGACTTCGCAATACTTCTCTTCGATCTCGATTCCGATCCCACGTCGGCCCAATAGTTTCGCGGCGACCAACGTCGTGCCGGAACCGAGGAAGGGATCGAGGACGGTGTCCTTGCCTGGCAGCGACGCCCGCATTAACGGGATAATGACGGCCAATGGTTTTTGTGTTGGGTGCGATGTTTTCCAAGGTTGTCTGTGCCTTAAACTATCAGCGACTAAAACATTAGATGACAGAAGTCCAAGTTCGGACCAATTTCGTCCTGGTCGATATGCGTATACGCATAGCTCCGCACCACTTGGCCAACCGCTGCGCGGCGCTGGAGGCGGGCAGTTAGTCTTGGACCATACAAGAAATCGCGTCGCAAATCTTCGGCTTTCAAAATCGTCAACCAGATCACCAAACTGTCGGTGGCCACACCAGACGTAGAACGACGCCTTATCAGTAATGCGACACATCGCAATACATTTGCGAACCATTTGTCTACAGGCCGTCCAGTCGTGGTCTACGTCGAAGAAATCAAGATTTCGGCGTCCTTTCCCATGTTGGCCGACGTGGGCCGCGCCGGCAACACTGATCGCGTAGGGCGGATCAGCCAGCACCAGGTCCACGGGTTCGAGTTGCGGGAGGATGTCCCGGCAATCGCCGTGAATGATCGTTTGCCGATCCGGGCAGGTGCAGGGCCACGCGTTACAGCGGTAGCAGGTCAATTGATTCTTCCGACAGAAGGACTTTGTTGGTCTTTCCACGGGTTGGCGTAGCGCACATCAATCTCATCTAGGTCACGGTCATTGATGCGCACGGTGACCAGTCTGTCCGTCAGGTGGGTGATTGTAGCCGTTGTCCACCGCACACGTCCGGCGTCATCGCCTAACAGTTCCTTCGCCGTTACGGTATCACCTACGCTATGTTTTTGGATCATGGTTCATTAACCTGACGTTGTTCGGATGCAAATGCGCCGTATGTCCATCCGGTTCGCCGTCGAAGTGGATGCTGAGCCACCGGCCTTGCGGGGATACGTGCGTCACCGTGCCGGGAACGAATATGTACTTCACCTCACGCCACAGCCATCGCGGACCTTCGACCCGATCGCCCACTTTGTACGTATGTTTCGGTTTCATATCCCATACCTCGTTCGCAGGTCTGCTATTTCCCTGAACCATGTCGTGCGATCGTTGGGTGACGTCACCCACGCGCTGAAGAAGGGGTCTCTCCCAAATTCAACACCTCCTGCCGCAGTCGGTTCGCGGCGACTTCGCAATACTTCTCTTCGATCTCGATGCCGATCCCGCGTCGCCCCAGAAGCTTCGCGGCGACCAACGTCGTGCCGCTGCCCATGAAGGGGTCGATGACGGACATCGGCTTCAGCACGCGCAGATATTTACTCATAAGGAGAATCGGTTTGCCGGCGGGATGGCCGTACTTTTGGCGGTTGTATGGAGTACTATATAACTTGGAGTACGCTGACTGTGCCATCTTCTCCCATCCCGGTTTGCGTTTCCAGATCAAAGCGATGTATTCGAGGTCTGATTTCCAGGTGTTATGCGTAAATGGAATCGCATCGACCTTGTGCCAGACGTGAAGATCGTACTTGCGCCCAGCCGAACGAGACAACGCCGCGTAATCGGGAATCAGATCGCGTGAGTGAAATGCAATCAGCATGGGCGCAGCTGACAACAAGACAGATGCGTAGTACGACAGATCAAAATTGCTCATGCTCTGCAATACTCCATCGCAATAAAGTGGTTTCCCCGATGAAATCCCTCTGCCACCCAAATGTTTGTGTGCGTACGGCGGGTCGGTCAGCACCAGGTCTACGGGTTCGAGTTGCGGGAATATGTCCCGGCAGTCGCCGTGGATGATCGTTTGCCGATCCGGGCAGGTGCAGGGCCAAGCGTTACAGCGGTAGCAGGTCATCGCGCCGGTCTCACTTGCTCCGGTTGAGCGTAACACGTTTTGCCATTGTCATGTCTCTTCACCAAAACTTGATAACTTGTTGCCGATATCTGTACTACCGTCCCTTTGACCCATTGCAACGTTGCGTCGGCGGCGCTCGAGACGTCAACGCGAACGCGTTCGCCGATCTTATACTGGCGCCTCGCTTTCATGGCGCCATCGGCCTCACATTATCCACGTGGCGGCGCCGTAACGGTTCTGTTGCGAATTGGCCATAAACATGAATCGTCAGCCACGTTCCATCCATTGTGGACACGCGGCAGACCATCCCCGACCGCCACTCACATTTACCGCGTCCATCGGACCGGCGACATCGTATCTCGACGAGATCACCGATCTTGTATACGTGTTTCGGTCTCATATCCTGTACCATTCCCGCAATTTTGCGAACTCTGTAAACCATGATGCACGAGAGCTTAGCGACGTGACCCATGCACGGAATGATCCGATCACTCCGATTACTCTTTGTACGGGCAATTCGTTTTCATCAGTCGCCACGTCATTGGGCGCCTTCCAGGCGGGCGAGATTCCGGTTGCGATCAGCGGAGCCATGAATGTGTGCAACTGTAGATGTTCCGGGTGACCCGGCACTTCATGCCATTGGGCAGATAAATCATGTGCGTTATGTTCGCCGAAATAGACGACATCGGGCTTCGCTGTGAGCAGGCCGACGGGCGGTGTGCGAAATCCGCTCGCGTGGACCCACGAGAACATCGGAGACTTGTACGTGGCGTACCAGCCGACATCCAATGCCAGCATGAACTCCACGGTATGCGTATCCATGATTCCATACGGTGGACAGCCGTCGAAATAGATGCCCGACGCACCTTCGCCGAATCGTATGATCTCGGCAATGGACGTTTTGAGGTTGCCGTTAAACGTGTTCCGTACGAGGTCGCGCGGGTGGATATAGACGAGCACAATCAGTCCACGTTGCCGCATCTCCGTGATGATTCGCGCCGCGGCAAAGGGATATTTCCAGTCCAGACCCGGCGTTCCATCGGGCCGCCGGAATGGAGGATTGGGCGAGACATATAGGTTTCGCCCAAATAACTCGAACACTTTCACCGACGCCGGAAACGTGTCCGCGAGAGTGACGATGCGGTCGGCCATCGTGTCCTCGGTCTCGCCATCCCGTAACGTCAGCGACGCAACGGCGGAATCGTAATGAGGTAGTTTAGGCACTGTCATCGGTCCTCCTTTTCTTGTAATTTCGCAATACTACTAATGCTACAATGGCCGCCTCGCGGAACTCCCAATTTCCATCGCGCTTACGCACATTGTGGCGACCGAGCACGGACGGAACATCGTTTCGCAGGGTGCCTTGACCGATCCCGGACAACGTCGCCGCCTCCGTCGTCGTCAACCATTTGTCGTCAGGCATGGTCCGATTCCATTTGTGACATTTGCTCTCGTATGATCTCGATGATAAAATCTTCAATGGTTGGCTCGGGCTTCTGAACGGGGCAGGGGCTAGGTGTCTCAATTAACCGGAAATGTTCCATACACTTGCGACACCATAGCACTCTGTGTACTCCGGCTTTATTGTTGGGGTAAGCCACGTGTTCACATAAGATACTGATGAATCGCATTTCTCTGCCATCATTCTGCACGTGTTTGCAACGATCACATTCGTATGTCGTTTTAATCATCTTTTTCCTTTCAAAGCCCCCGCCGTGGATTGGCCCGTCGGGGGGTGGCGACGGTTTCTCAGCCCTACGAGAGGCTTGCCCACGCTCTCACGGTTCACGTTTCAGGTGTTGCATATTTTGCAACAAGTCATTCGGTTCTATGCAATGCCGGTCTCTCCCGGCTGTCACGGTACGCCTTAGCTCCCGTTTCGCGATACCTCCAGGCGTTGGGCAACGGGGCTTTCGTGCCGAAGACTATTCCCCATCTGTAGCCCACATGTCCGGCTTGGGCTTGAATTCGGCGGGCCAGGAATCGAACCCGGTACGTTGCTCGATCGGGGAGGCATTCTATCCGATCTGCATAACGTATGCTGTTCATCAGGCGCAATGATGATGCCCGCGACCACACGCTACCCGCCGTTCTCGCCGGGGAAGTACGCCGGCGAGCCTTTCAGTCTACCCCTCGGAGGCGCCCACAAAGTAGGTCACCACCTCCGCCTCCTGGTCCATGTAGTACCAGAGGTAGTAGAACAAGTCGCCCAATAGACCAACGGCAATCAACCACACTGGCCATCGTCTCATTGGAGACCTCCATTCTCGCCGGTACTTCCGGCGTGATTCACCATTCGCTTAACAGCCACACGACTACGATGGCCCCGCAACCGAATGCCGCGATGGCCAGGAATAGGTCATCCAGTGTTGGTAGTTTCATGCGTTGTTCTGCCGTTGTAACTCTGTGATCTGACGAATCCGTTCCCGCCGGCGGAACCAATCGGCCAATTCCAGCGCATCGTAGGCATCGAGAACGTACCGATTCGGGCACGCGTCTAACAGTGGGCGCGCGTCCGGGTGGGACATTAGGAACGTCGCGGCTCGCTGCTGTTTGCGGACTCCGCCCGTCCACTCGTCAACGCTCACCTCGAACACGCGGGCGAAGTTCACGGCGTCGTGAACGACTTGCACGACCCGTTGCACCATGCGGGCGTATTCCAACAGTCCGGCTCCGCCGCCGCGCCCCCTGAACGTTCCGTGCGTCGATGGGGTTTCGATGACGTAGATAGTAGTCTCTCTTGTGATATTATTCTCCGACTCATATCCGGTTCGCACCCAATAGTCCAACGAGTGCAACAGCCAGTCTGCGCGCGCCTCTAGGTCACGCTCCAAACCGTACGGCGGGACCAAGACCGACGCATGGATGCACTTTCCGCTGGCGGCATGTATTGCCCCTAGTCCCATGAATCTTGTACCGGGATCGATCCCGACAATGGTGGTATGCGGCGGCACGGTTTGCGGATCCGTCGGCGCCTTCGCCGGCCGGGGACGATGGCCCTCTTGCTTGGCGATCTTGGCTAGGACGTTAGGTGGTATCTGGGCGCGCTTCATGTTTGTAATCCACAATCCAGACACTCGATCAGACACGCAACGTCGTTTGTCCAGGAGATTTTGCTGGAAGCGCTAACAGATAACTTGTCCTTTTTTGTGAGGCGAATTATTCCCCTGCCATTACAACGTGAATACCCGCAACGGACATTACAATTGTCTGCGTGGCCAGTGCCGAAACACGTCGGACAAACCTTGAGTCCTCGCTCGTTCAACCGCCGACAACGCTCGCAGAGCATATTGTCCGATACTCTGCCGCATCGGGCACACGTTAGTTTCATCGGGTCACCTTCCCTCGAACAATGTTGACAGCCACTTGTCTACGATGGGCCGGCGCTTTTCCAACACGGCATTGAGGTCGCGTCGTGCCGCGGAACCTATGGGCGTGCGCTCCATTGTCTCCACGTATTCGAAATATAGATCAACGTCGAGGCAACCCGTGGGCTTCACGGCTGCGTCCCTAGATCCATTCCACGTGCGCGGCAATCGTCGTCCCTTAGTCATGGTTCTCATCTTTTGGCCAGCTGGCTTGTGCTTCACGTGCCCGACCTGCGGCGCAAATCAACTCCATGCCGATACGCTCGGCATCGTCTGGGGTCAGGCAATGCGTCCGGCTTGGTTCGTCGTCGATCAATAGCATCACGGCAGGATCATAGCGGAGCTGATCGCATTCTCGCTGAACCGACGAATCCGTTACGATGACCCTGCAGCCCCGCCAATTCGTAGGATATTCACGGCTCATTTGTATCTCCAGCCAACCTCTTCGCTGCTGTGATCAACGCGTGGCCCATGGCTTCGGCGTTGGCGAGGGTCAAGTTCATTTCCTCCCAATAGCGGGGACTAGCGGCACCCCGCTGTCGCACGACGCGAATGGTATCCTCGCTGCAGGAATCCCTAATCCTTTTTATTACGACGGGCCACCCCGCCCAATCCACGATGGGCGGCTGATCGGCCGTCGGTTGGTCGATCGAGATGTTCGTCGTCGCCATGTTCAATTCCTTTCGGGGATTCATCCACAATCAGACCGTCCTCGAAGACGATGCCCACGCCCCTCTGCCCGTCGGTTGCCCGCTCCACCAGGATATTGAAGTCGTGCTCTTCGGCCATTTGGTTAAGCAACTCCATCGACGCCGAATCGAATACGGACGCGTCCTCGATCGTCAGCAGTCGCAGGTCAGGATTCAGGGCCATGCCCATCCCCACGGATGCCCGTAACCGCTCGGCGCACGACGCCTGCTCGAACGGGAGATTGTTGAGTTGCACCCCGGACTCGTCGAACGTTAGGCCGGGGACGCCCAGGTTCGCGCCCGTGATCATGAATTCCTTCTCCGCGTCGATCTCGGCGATGAGCTCCGACAACTCTCGCTGCTTATCCGTCAGGGCGGTAACTCTCGTTTCGACTCCGGCCCGTTCATGTTTCTGTCGGACCTTGCGGTTCGTTTCCTCGGCGGTCCGCATTTGCGCTTCGATGGCCGAAGTATCAGGGTCGATCAGCACTGGGGTATCGGCGATTAATCTTTCATTCTCGCACATCATTGCCTCGTGCGCCTGCTGCAGGGACGACAACTGAGCGGTTAAATCCTCTATTCGGCGCTTTCCCTGTAGGATGGCGTTTTCGCGAGCCATGGCGTCGCGACGAGAACGGTCGTTGCTCGCCCGCGTGGCGTGTGCCTTGGCCAGTTCGTCAGACAGCACCGACACGCGGACTTCCGTGTCCGGCGCGGAGACCGGCGGAATGCCGGCTAGTTGCCCATCGGCCTGTTTCAGTTCACGCCCCACCATCGTACGCTCGGTGTACACCTTCTCGCGCCGTGCGTTCAACGCTGCGAAGTCCACGCCGGCCAGCCGTTGACACAATTCCACCTGCGATTTCGGAGACATGGTCAGGAACGCTCGCGGGTCAAATGACAGATCGGTGCGCAGCTTGTCTAGAATTTTTTGCGGTGAATGGTAGGGGCTGCCGTCCAAGCCGACGATTTCCAGTTCTTCACTGGCCTCGCGAATGCGAAGCGTAAGAACGAATTCATCAGTCGTGACCGCGATTTCGGCGTGCGTGGCCCCACGGCGAATCGGCTCCGGCGGCTGAAACCGCTTGCCGCAGTATGCACGCATGATGGCTCGCAGCGCGCAGGATTTCCCCGCCCCGTTTTTTCCGGTCAGTACGACGACCGGCTTTCCGTCCGGGCGGATCGTCGCCAACTTAATCCGCATGAAATTTTCGATGCGCAGTTCTATCAGTTTCACGGAATGGCTCCTTCGAGTTCATCCGCCAATCTGACGAGCGTTTCGTCGTCCAGGATTTTCAGATCGGACCCCATGAAACTCGTCAACTCATAGCGGCCCATGATCGTGTTGCGCGTGGGCACCGGCACCCGCCGTTTCGTGGCATCAATCCGAGCGACGATCGCATTGCGCGACGGACCCTTGCTCGGCGGTTTCGCGTTCGGCGGCGTCAACGGGGTGTGCGCGGGGGATGGGATGGGAGCGGCTACCGGATCACGGCCTGATTCGATCCAATCCGCGTCATGCGTCGCGTCGGCGACGGGGACTGCGGCCTCTGCGGCCTCTGCGGCCTCTGCGGCCTCTGCGGCCTTTGCCAGCTTGTCCGTACCCGTCGGTTTGTCGCTGCGGGCGGCGCTGCTCGCGAACAATTCTCCCACCGTAGTCTCGCCGTCCTCGATCGCCGTCCAGACCTCGACGAGTCGTTGCCGATCGTCGCGAGTCCAATCGGTTCGCTTTTTTCCCAGCAGCTTCTCCAAATCCTCGGCGCTGACCAACTTCTCGGAAAAGTTGGCCACGATTTTCGTCACGGTGGCGTCGTCCAGGAACGAGTTCACCTGCCGATTGATGCACTCCTCGAGTTCCGATTTCAGTCCCGGCGGCACGCACCGAAGAATGACTTCGCGAACGGCAATGCTCAGCGCCGCCTTGCAGACCACGTTGTTGAAACGGTCATCATTATGGCGCTGTAACTTATGATACCGATCCGTGTAAATCTTGCTCACTACGGTAGAGGATCGCCAGACGCTCCCCCGCTGATAGTCCGTGAACTGCGCCTCTATACGAGCCTCGGTATCACTAATGGGGACCACGGCACTGGAAATGCCGACGTGACCGTAAGCTTCACGGATTGCCTCGGCAGCTCGAATGGACAGGCCTCGAACGAACTTCATTTTTTTGCTATCGTAATCGGTGCCTACCGGCTTGCTGTACATCGCGGATCGGGCGAACGACGGGAACGCCACGACCTGCGCCATGAGATCGGAAAGTACCTGGGCATAGTTGCGCGGGTGGGCTAACGCCATCGCCATGATGGAGTCGTTTTCCATCTGAATCACTGCAAGGTCGCGGGGCAGTTCAGCCGCTCGCTTTAATGCCTGCGGGTTCATCATCGTGGCCTCTACCTGTTCTACAGTCATTGCTATCCTTTCTCTTTCGTTCGTTTGCGGGTCAGCATCGGACCCTTGGCGTACGATTCCTGATACCGAGCGGGAACGGGAAACCCCTTAACCATTTCACGGCGGAACATCGTCACCCCGTTCTCGTCGGTCCCGTATTTACCGTTGCCCAGTCGGGCAGCGACTTGATTTTTCAACACGTCTCGCGCCCCTTCGGCAGCCTGGATTTGGTCGTTCAACTCTCTCCATCGGGCTTCGATTTGTTCCGCGCCGGGGACGACAGCGAAGTCATCGTCGTTGACCTGCTTGAACAGTCGCTTCAGCGTTTTCGTGGTCGCGTCCGAACCGTCAATCTGGGGCATCACCCCATTGACCACGCAGCCCCAAAACAGCCGCCCTTGCGGGATCAGGACGCGATTGACGAAAGCTGTTGTCTTGCCTAGTTCCTGCGGGCGGATATGCAGATCCCGCCCTACGCGGCCCACGAGGTCGCCGTTCATACCCGTACATACCATTTGAGTCACGACTTGGACGAGACCGGACATCGGCGATTCCCCGTCCTCCCACGCATCCCACACGGACGAAAATTTGCATTCGACGAGGCGATGATTATCCGTGGGGTGGACCGCCACGTAATCGAGTGTCACCTGCAACCAGTCGTGTTCGACGCTCCGAACGATCGTGTAAGGCGGCGCCTCCAATAGTCGCACACCCGTTTCCCGCGCATATCGCCTGGCGATGTACGGTTGCATCGCCGTACCCTCTTCCATTTCGATCGTCGGTGAGTCGTCGAATTCGCCTCGACGTTCCCGCTGATAGTCCTCCCACACGGACACCGGCGAACCCTCGTACTCCCGCTCGGCAAACCCTATTGCGGCGGCGGTCCTAGACCCCGTCAGGCGCTCCGACCTTGCATTGCGCCAGGCCCTCTCGTCCTGACAGGCGACGACTTGCCCGGCGGGTTCCACGAGTTTTTGCAACTCAGCGTGCGTAATTTTTTCTATCTCATTGATCGCCATTTGTCACCGCCCCGTCATCTGAGTTTGTCCCCGATGGGTATGCACATCGTGACCGCGTGCCTGGTCATCCAATAGGCGTTTCACTCTCTCGATCTCGGCCCGTAGATGCATGATTATTACACGTGCCGCGTCCAGATCGTGCTGCAATGTCAGGATTCGGCTCGTCGGATCGTTGTCCTCGGTCATGGGCATGTCTCCTTCAGTTCTGCGTAGCGCTCGATAAACGCCGCAATTTCGAACTGCAATTCTGGGTCGGCCTTATACCGCTTAATGACCCACTCCAATGCATCATGGACGACGCGTCGCTCGTTGTGTTTTGTCAGGCCGTAAAGCAGGCCGTCGAGAATGTCGGCGATACAAAATTTCATTCTTTATCACCTTCGCCCCCAACGCGGGGACCGTAAACACGATACACTCATTTCGTTCCGGGCATACGCCGAACAAGGCTTGGAACTGTTTGAGGGCCATGCAGGTTTGGTTTGAAGAGCGCCATTCCCCATAGAGCCGGAACCACGACGGTTTTTCTGTGTGGATGCGAACGTACCCCGATGCCCGTTTAGATTCATATAACGAGACCCAATGGGGCTTGTTTGCAATTTGTTTCATTTCTCGCCCTCCTTAAACGCATTGGCCCAATCGCAGTCGCCACGGTGCGTCGGCGGCCGCGACCAGCAGTGCGGGCACGTTGACCATAACTCGAGGTCCATCGCGTGATATTCTATGTTATCGTGATAAAACGTCCGCATTGCCTCGTTGGCGGCGTTCGCCTTTTGCAGTTCAGCCAAGAGAGAGTCGCACCGGGCCTTCAGAACATCGATACAATCCAATGTGTCGTGCCGGTTCACCCGCTCGATGTCCGGTTCGCCGCAACACCAACACGACCCTCGCGGTCCCTTCGCGTTCAAATCGGACTCGGTAGTAATTTCTTCTATCATCGTTCGCTCCTACAGATACCACAGCCACCACGTCAGGCCGGCTACGATCGTCCCAGCGACCACCCATGCCGCCAGGGTTTTGTAACCGCTGAATTTGTAATTGTGCTCTGAGTCGATCGCCGCACACACGGACGTTAGCGCATCGGTTACCCAATTGTACAGCAGCCCGCACAGCGCACCGACCAGCATCCAGCGGATCATTCTCGACCGTTTCAAAGGTGCCCGGCGGGACCGGCGCTTTCGCGCCCACGGGGGTGATCCCGCCGGGCTGGAGGAGAAAAGAGACTCACGTCATTTGTTTCTTTTTGTCCATCTTTACCGGCATCAACGTCGCCTGGACGCCGCACGCCGACGAAAAAATCACGGGCTTTGTGCGGTAATCATCGCCCATTGCGCATTGGACGCAGAATTGCGTAATGTCCAATGCGGAGAAGATGTTCAAAATCTGAATCCAGTAGTTCGCGCCGAAACTCATATCGAACCCATGTGCGTTCATTTCCCGACTGTTGCTCCGCACAGCAGAATCGGGAAAATGCTCCTTCCACGACGGGAACTCACCGTCCCTATAGTCCTGCTCAATCGTGACGCACGGATGACCCCGCGGGGTCATTTTTCCGTTTCGCGACCCATCCCACATTAGGCGGATCACGTATCCCCCTGTCGCCGCGGCAGGCACGAGGGCGACCTGGACGACGGCGTCATGAGGGTAGGCTGCCTCAGCCAACCTGATCATCGCTAGTGGTACCAGAATCGGCCACGAGGAACTAAACACCCCATTGGCCGCGGCCTCATGGGGGATTACGAGCATGGCTCGTCCGTTGGTCGAAACTACGTGTTGCTCGTAGATGGCGACGGAGTCGATCGCGTATCTCGTACGTTCGTGATGCGCGACGTTGTTGGTCAGAAATTTCAGATTCATCGTTCAATCCTGTAGGGTCTCGTTCATCAACACCTGTTCATGGGTCAGCGTCCTCTATGTTCCCCACCGGCGGGAGCCGGGCGATGAGCAGCCACCCGGCCCCGCCAGTCGGAGGGGAAAGAAGCAAAATCAGTCTCCACTAATGGTCATGGCTCATTACTCCCGGTGCAGCGCCCGTACGATTTTTTCGATGCGGATGTCGCTCGTTTTCCGGACATCACCATCGAGGGGGCCCCGCGGAATCTCCATGCTCGCCGTGTCCCAACACCGCTGACACAGCGGTTTGCCCAGGTAGGTCATCACCACCGGCCCGCGACAGCGGGGCGTGCCGCAACGCTCATCATTATTCGTCTGGTTCATCATTTTTTCCTCTCATTTCTCGCCGGCTACCCGACCGGCTCCTCAGAGCGATTCGCGTAGCCGGCGCCGCTGCCGGTACGCTGCGCGTCGCCGGCGCCGCTGCCGGTACGCTGCGCGTCGCCCACGCCGCTGTCCAGACGCCACGCGTCGCCCGCGCCGCCGCCGGTCCGATTCGCGTCGCCCGCGCCGCCGTCGGTCCGATTCGCGTAGCCCGCGCCGCCGTCGGTACGCCACGCGTCGCCCGCGCCGCCGTCGGTCCGATTCGCGTCGCCCACGCCGCTGCCGGTTCGATGCGCGTCGCCCGCGCCGCCGTCGGTACGCCACGCGTCGCCCTCGCCGCTGTCGGTTCGCCACGCGCTGCCCGCGCCGCTGCCCAGACGCCACGCGCTGCCCACGCCGCTGCCGGTACGCCACGCGTCGCCCGCGCCGCTGCCCAGACGCCACGCGCTGCCCACGCCGCTGCCGGTACGATGCGAATTCCCTGGACCCGCTCCGGTCACGAGCAGGTCACCTGCATTGCCGCCGCGTAGGCCGTACGTCTGCCACTCCGCGCCCGCCGGCACGGTGATCTGTTCATCCTCGCCGCAGGCCTCTCGCCAGTAGATGCCATCCTCCGGCGCGATCCCCGCACACCACGTCTCAGGCGTCCAGTCTCTCATTTTTTTTCTCCCGTTGTTTTCCCGCCGGTCACCCGACCGACTCCTCAGAGCGATTCGCGTCGCCGGCGCCGCTGCCGGTACGCTGCGCGTCGCCCGCGCCGCTGCCGGTCCGATGCGCGTCGCCCGCGCCGCTTTCCAGACGCCACGCGTCGCCCGCGCCGCCGTCGGTCCGATTCGCGTCGCCCACGCCGCTTTCCAGACGCCACGCGTCGCCCGCGCCGCTGCCGGTCCGATTCGCGTCGCCCGCGCCGCTGCCGGTTCGCCACGCGTCGCCCGCGCCGCTACCGGTTCGCCACGCGCTGCCCACGCCGCTGCCCAGACGCCACGCGTCGCCCACGCCGCTGCCGGTCCGATTCGCGTCGCCCGCGCCGCTTTCCAGACGCTGCGCGTCGCCCACGCCGCTGCCGGTCCGCCACGCGCTGCCCACGCCGCTGTCCAGACGCCACGCGTCGCCCGCGCCGCTGCCGGTTCGATGCGAATTCCCTGGACCCGCTCCGGTCACGAGCAGGTCACCTGCACCGCCGCCGCGTAGGCCGTACGTCTGCCACTCCGCGGCGGCGGGTACGGTGATTCGCTCATCCTCGCCGCAGGACTCTCGCCAGTAGATGCCATCCTCCGTCGCGATTCCCGCACACCAGGTCTCAGGCGTCCAGTCCCTCATTTTTTTCTCCCGTTGTTTTCCCGCCGGTCACCCGACCGGCACGAGCCACTCGGCCCGTCAGTCCGCAAACTCATCATCCCGGCCGACGTAATCGTAGTGCGGACCGGATTTCGGATCAGGGATGCGACGGCGATATCCACCAACCGCCTCGATAGCCGCGCACGCGGCCTCGACCGTATCGTACGGCCCGAATGTGATCCCATCCCGCGACGCGTTGAGGTGGTATTTCCCATACCACCGCGCCGCGCGATCCATGATCGGTCCTAGGATCACGACGGGCAATCGCCCTGGAACTGTTTTTGTTTTCATCATTTCCTCCGTTCTGCTCGCCGGTCAGCCGATCGGCTAAATGGGGCCACTCGGCCCGTCAGTCCGCGCCCCGGAGGGCGCGGTAGGACGGGTCAAATCAGTCGCTGTTGTAGGTCAGCATCGCGTCCGAACCCAGGGCGACAACGAATCCGTGGCGCGCGAGAGCGGCGTAAGTCGCGCTCAGTTGAGGGCGCCCCACCACGTAGTGCCGTCGAGCCCCGCGCTCCCAGACCAGACCTAATCGCCGTGCAATCTGCGCATAAACTCGCGTGGCGTTATCGTTGAATTTTGAACAGTGGATTGACCAGCAGCGACTGGCATCGCGAGGCAGATCGATGAGGAGGTCGCATGTCGCCCCGGCGGTGGCGATGGCTCGCTGCTCAGCGTCGAAATCGGGTGCGTCGTCGATCGCGGCGATTACGCTGGGCGGGTTCACCTGCTCGGGTGCCAGATACGCGTTCCACGCGTCCAGCAGGTCGCGGTATTGGGCGCTGCGTGCGGTTTTCCCGACTCGCGGACACCACCTCCACGACGCGAGAATCTGCCGGCATTCGCGGCCGTGGCTGGTGGTCCGCACGCCGCGCGGGAAAATCGCCGCCGTGATGGTCACGTTGGCAGGATTCGACGATTTGGCGGAACGGAACCAACAGAGCCACAATCCACGCGACTCCAGCTCCGCGTCGATCCGACGCAGCAATGCCGCGGTCGGGCACTCAGGCGTCACCCCGTACGGCAGCGCTACATTTGTTTGCATCATCTCAGTCATCATTTTTTTTCCTCTCATTTCTCGTCGGTCACCCGACCGACACCTCAGAGTGATTCGCGCCGCCCACGCCGCTGCCGGTTCGCCACGCGTCGCCCGCGCCGCTGCCGGTTCGATTCGCGTCGCCCACGCCGTCGTCGGTTCGCCACGCGCTGCCCACGCCGCCGTCCAGACGCCACGCGCCGCCCGCGCCGCTGCCGGTTCGCCACGCGTCGCCCGCGCCGCTGCCGGTTCGATTCGCGCTGCCCACGCCGCTGCCGGTCCGATGCGCGTCGCCCGCGCCGCTGCCGGTTCGATGCGCATTGCCATCGCCGCCGCCGGTTCGCCACGCGTCGCCCACGCCGCTGCCGGTCCGATGCGAATTCCCTGGACCCGCTCCGGTCACGAGCAGGTCACCCGCATTGCCGCCGCGTAGGCCGTACGACTGCCACTCCGCGGCGGCGGGTACGGTGATTCGCTCATCCTCGTCGCAGGACTCTCGCCAGTAGATCCCATCCTCCGTCGCGATTCCCGCACACCAGGTCTCGGGCGTCCAGTTCCTCATTTTTTTTCCTCTCATTTCTCGTCGGTCACCCGACCGACACCCTCAATATACACCATGGATTCGGCGGACGCAAGAGAAATTTGAGAAATCTTGAGAAATCTTGAGAAATCTGTTTGACGGCCCGAAACCGCGTGGTATTTTGGAATCATGGCGACAGCAGCCGAACGACAACGAATTTATTATCGGAACTGGCAGGCCCAGGGGCGGTGTCCGCGCTGTCCGGGCCATCGACAGGTTGCCAAAAAACGCGGGAAACCGCTGTCGCTCTGCCGCGAGTGCCTGGCCCTGGCGGTCGCGCGCATCAACGCGCGAAATCGAGCCCGGCGAGCGGAGGCGGAGCGCGGGAATTTGGTGGCAGACCCATGACACGAAAGATGAGTGCTCTCCGTCGGGCGTGCATCGCCACGGCGGCGCAGGCGGGGACCGACCTCGACGCGATTATGTGCGAGTACCGTGTCGGCGAGTGGACGGTCGCGTTTGCGTGCCGTGAACATGGTGTGAAAATGCCGAAACGCATTCGGACCGCGCCCCCACGTGAGGGACGCGAACCAGAACGGCTTAATAGTTAAGGAGCTTGCATGATGGCGAAAAAACCGAAAAACACGGCGGACGACGTGGCGGTGGAAAACGATGAGGTTGAGGAATCCGACGAGAACGACGACAGTGAACAAGGGACCCTGTTCGAGGTCCTGGGCGAGGACGCGGAGAGGATTCTGCCCATCGCGAAAGAGTACCTGGCCGCGTCACGTGGGGCAAAAAAGTACGACGAGAAGGCGAAAGGCTTGGCCGAAACACTTCGCGATATCATCGACGGTTCGGACATTCAACGGAATTCCGACGGCTCGTGCAAATTCATGGTCGATGGGATCGAAATTCACGTCACCCCACGGAAAACCGGGCTGCTCGTCTACGGCCCCGGAGACAGGAAGCGCGGACGGCCGAGCAAAAATCCGGAGGCGGGATAGTGGTACGCGGCAAATGCAAATGCGGACGAGACTGGTTCACGAGGCGACTCATTGGATGGCGGGACCCAGATCACACCCGCCGTTGGCGAATGTGCGTGGGCTGTCTATTGCGGACGAGAAATTGCACGTGTGCGCCGGTGGTTGTGCCCCAAAACGCAGCGGGCCGGGAACACCCCGGCCCGCCGTCTACCGTGACACACAAACTAACGCTCGCAGGATAGCGGGTAGAACAGGTAGGTCAAATGCAACGACTGACGGATGAGGAACGCGCTCACATCGTCGCGCACATAATCAACCTACGTGAATTCAATAGGCGTGAGTATGGCCCTGCCGTTTCGGGGCACATGAACGCGTCCGCGACGGCGGGCATATTAGAGGTGTTTGATGGCCTGTGTGGCCTGGGCATTCTCGACGCACGCAGCGGTTTGGAGATTCGGCGCGACGTTTATGATCTCTGCGGACTGGACGCGATCAACGTTGACGCGGATTCGCAAAAGGCACGAACTTTCGCGCAAAGTTGACGCCGACCTTGCCTCTCGGTAGGTTCGGCGTCGGCGTTTTCGGTGACGAGCGGGGTTGTATTCGGCGTGCGCACGTCGGTCAAGCCCCGCCGTTGCCGACGCGCCGCCCGTGAAGGGTGGTAGGATGCCCCCTGCTCCGTTTCCCGTCTGCCCGCTCCACGCAACCCCGATCGTCACTCACTTCCCGGACGCCTGCCCGTTTCGTACGTTCCAATTTTTCGACGCTATCGCAGCTATACGGACAGCGGGCTATCGTGATCTCGAACCGGGACAGAGCCAGGATCAAATTGAACTCGGGCTAATCCGATTGCACGTCGCCGAGGTCTGCACCACGTGCGTTGGAATCATCGCCGCCCACCCCTGCGTCAGGAGGTTAAGAGGCGAAATCAAATGAGCAGCTCGCCCCATGAGCAATACGCCTGGTGGTCGGTGCCTGGAACCAGCCTCGACCCCGAACCTCAAACCCGTCCACTCCCATCTGTTTCCTACGATGAATTTAACGCGATGTCCGCCCTCGACGCCGCCGAGTCGGGCATCCTGCAACCGCCAGGGCCGCCGGGGACCGAGTCGACCGAGGCCGCCATTGTCGGCGGAAACGGACGGGCCCCTCTCTCTTCCCGCATCATCGGTACACGTTTATCCGCCGTCGCCCCACTGCCCATTCGATGGCTCTGGCGGAACCGATTCCCGCGACACATGGTCTCCATGATCTACGGAGATCCCGGCACAGGGAAGTCGTTCATCACCCTCGATATGGCCGCGCGGGTCAGCCGAGGCGAACCGTGGCCCGATGGTGAGCATAACGAGGTCGGTGACGTGGTGATCCTCACCGCCGAGGACGATCTGGCCTACACCGTGCGCCCACGCCTGGACGCCTGCCGGGGCGACCCCGATCGAGTTTACGTGCTCCAGGCCGTTCGCCACGTCACCGAGCAAGACGGTGCCACCGCCAGTACATTCTCCCTGGGCACCGACCTGCCGGCACTCCGCGAGGCGGTCACGTCCATGCCCGACACGCGGTTGGTCATCATCGACCCAGTGTCGGCCTACTGCGGGAAAGTTGATTCACACCGCAACACGGACATTCGCGGCCTGCTGACCCCTCTCTGCGAGTTCGCGGAGAGCACCGGAGTCGCGTTGGTGTGCGTGACGCACCTGAACAAATCAGGCGGAACCAATGCCATTTATCGGGCCACCGGCTCGCTCGCATTCGTCGCGGCCGCACGGGCGAACTGGATGGTGTGCCGTGACCCGAAAGACCCGACCAGACGACTCATGTTGCCCACGAAATGCAACCCATTCCACCCCGCCAAGGGCCTGGCCTACACCATCGAATCGGAACACGTAGAGGGGGTCGGCCCGATAGGATGCGTGTATTGGTCGATCGACCCCGTGGAGATGACCGCACAGCAGGCACTGGCCGCCGAGGGGGCCGCCGAAAAACGGGCCGGCCGCGACGCCACGGACGACGCAAGCGCGGTCAAACGAGCCGCTCAATGGCTGGTCGCGTTTATGGGCGACGAGGGCATATCGACCGCCGAACTCAAAATCGAATCCAGGGACGCGGGGTTCTCCAATGCCACAATTCGCAGAGCACTCGATTCACTAGAGGCGGAATCCTACAAGCAAGGGTACGGAAGCACCGGAAAATGGTGCTACCGACTGCCTGCTAAGGTGCTCAAACCACCCCGTCAACTATAGGATTTGAGCATCTTAATGGATTTTCGATATTTTCTACCTACACTTAAAAGAGGTCTCCTTTCAAGTGCCGATAAACATAGAGTCGTATTTGTCTTACTTTCGTAATTCTGTATCACAGTGTTCTATCTTGGATATATATATAAGTATTATATTATTATGTCCGTGGAGTCCGCGCGTGAGGGAGAGGCAAAATAAGGCTGTAATTCGTCGATAATTCCTTAAGATGCTCAAATCCTGGGTGTCTTGAGCATCTTAGGCGGATTTTGAGCATCTTAGGCGCTCGAAACCCGGTTGTCGTTTTTTGTGTATTCCGCATATGCTTCAAAAGGAGATTTCTGAAAATGGCCAGCAAAATGAGGCACGTAGGGGCTACGCCGATCCCGATAGTCGAGCGGCTGATCGAGGTCAAAATCGTCCTGCGATGGACCCTGCCGGACTCCGACGCTCGAATTACCGACTACCTCAAGAACTTGCTCAGACGGCTGGGGCGAATCTATCAGGCCCGGTGCCTGTCCGTTACGTGGCAGGACGCCGGAAAGGCCCCGCCAATCGACGATCGGCGGGCGGGTGGGGTGTTTTTACGTTCGGACGCGAGATCGTGCGTCCTGGGCGATTGTGGGCCACGGGTGTGACGGGCGTGACGCTTCGTAACAGGGGTTGCGGACGATGGAGTCGATGCGTAAACTACGGTAGGAGCATAAATTATGAGCGAATTCAAATGGGTTGGAACGGTTTCCGGAAATCCGTGTGATCCGCGAAACTACGAGCCCAGTGGATTGCCTGGCCCGGACGACGACGTGATCGTGCCTGATGGTTCGGTCATCAATTGGGGATGTCTGCTGAAGCCGATACGTTCCATAACGATCATCCCAGCCCCTGACGGTCAACCTGGCAAAACCAAAATCGGCGGACCGCGAGGTAACGCACGACTCAGTGGAGTCGTCACAACGTGCAAATCCACGGGCGATGGGTGTGTTGACGGTTGCCGACGTTGAGGCGGTGTTGCAATCGGGGGAAACGAAATGGACGGCGTATCCGCAGGCTAAGCAGTTCGATAAGTGGCTTACGCAATTGCTCCGCCTCGAACAGGAGTTCGGCTTGACCCCGTCGGCTCGTTCGCGGATCGTGATCGAGTCGCAGAAGACGGTCGACCCGCTGGCCGAATGGCGATCGAGAAAGCCGGGATGACGGCATGAGAAAATAGCGGCTGCATCGCGGGGGCGATCAGCCGCATGGGTCAAACATGAAAGGATATTTGACCGATGGGCGAAATACCAGAACCAGTGTGCGAAAGCAAATCGAGCCTTACCCATTTTCAAATCGCGAAACGTGAATTGGCATTAGCCACGCGGGTTGATGAAGTCAAAGGCATTCGGGACAAGGCCGAGGCGCTTCGTGCTTACCACAGGCAAATCGGATCTTCGCTGGAAATGCAGAATCAGTGTGCCGAGATTAAAATTCGTGCCGAGCGGCGGGCGGGGGAGCTGCTGAAAGAGCGTGATTTGCACGCGGGGCGGCCATCGAAAGAATGGTCGCACGATGCGACAATTTCCCGTCCTGTAGGAACACTTCCCGAACTTGGTATCACGCGGGATGAATCCTCCCGTTGGCAGCGTATCGCGTCGGTGCCTGAAGATCGGTTCGAGGCGCATATCGCAGAGGCTAAGGGACATCACAAGGAGTTGACAACGGCTTCGGTTCTGGGCTTGGCGAAGGTTATCCGGCGAAATGAACGAGCGGCTGACGTGGTCAATACGTCCCGCATCGTGACGTTGGACACTCTGCTGCAATCCGGGCAATGCTTCGGCACGATTTATGCCGACCCACCGTGGAAATACGGGAATCAGACCACGCGATCCGCGACAGACAATCACTACGTGACGATGTCGGTTGACGAGATCGCCGCGCTGCCGATAGCGACGCTTGCCGCCGAGCAATCGCATCTGCACCTTTGGACGACGAATGCCTTTTTGTTTCACGCTAAGGAGGTCATCGACGCATGGGGTTTCACCTACAAGAGTTGCTTCGTGTGGGTCAAACCACAAATGGGGATCGGCAACTATTGGCGGGTATCGCATGAGTTTTTGTTGCTTGGAGTTCGCGGCAATCTTACGTTTGACAATCATGGTCAAATGAGTTGGGCAGAATTGCCGCGCACTGAGCATAGTCGAAAACCGGAAGCCATGCGGCAGATCGTAGAAAAGGTCAGCCCCAGCCCCTATCTTGAGTTGTTCGGACGGCGCGAAATAGAGGGCTGGACCGTGTGGGGAAACGAGGTTGAGAGCGATTTGTTGGTATCGGTGGAGGAATCTTGAATGGAATATTCCTTCGACGAACAGTGGAAATCGCTTTGAAAAAACAGGAAGGAACGGCATATGATGCAATTGCTATCACCGGAAACCCCCCTGCCCGATCATATTCAGGAGAAGATTCGCGAAAAGCTCGCCCGTCTGCAAATCGTGTACCACCTTGCTGCCGCGTGGGGGCAGGCGCATCAAGAAAAGAACGTGCCGCAAATCGTAAAAACCGAATCGCAATTATTGGGCGCCTGCCAAGAAGCCGTGTCAATGGAAATAGAAATCCAGAGGGCGATACGAACGTTCCGAGCGGAAATCGCAAAAGGGCAACACGTCGTCATTGCTCGCCTGGCTGGTGGCAATGGCGGATTGCGAAATGATTAAGGATTGCATCATGTCCTGGAGTGGGTTTATGCGGCGAACGCTGCAAATCACGGCGGTCGTGTTGTGCGCTTGCTTAATCTGCGTCGGTATGGATAAGTGCATTAACGGAATGCACTAGCGGCCAACACAGGAGATCGGTAATGACGATGTATCAAATGATGTATCAAATGTTGTTGGGCATGCTGGAACAACGAGAATGCGCCCATAGCAATGTCTGCGATAGAACATATGGCAGCTTAACTAATGCAGGGAGCGGGCGGCACGCGTGCGTCAAGCAAATGGCACACAAACGGGAGCACCGTTGCGATGTAAGGGCACGTGACGGAAGGTGCCAAGATGCAGACACGTCGGTGACAAGGTGTATGCACCTAATCAATTCTGTGCCACGCAGGAGACGCTAACAGAATGCGAAAGAAAAGTGGGCAATAATACCCACGCGCCACAATGCCCCAGGATCGACGATTGAATTGCTGGGCATCATCCACGCGATGTAAAATCGATCGTGCAACAGAGGGTATCTAATGCGATTAAATTGGGTCCTTACTTTGTAATCGCGCGGGGAGCGCCCTTTTCA